GCTGTGGTACTGGCTCGCGGATGAGTGAGCATGGCTAAAAAGCCGCTACAGCTGCTATTGAATAGCAGCTGTAGCGGGCTTCTAGGCATTAGGCTGATGTTTCTGCTCTGCTCTGAGTGAGATTTGGTGTAATCCCTGCGTAGGGTAAGGGGATAGTGAGCGGATTTAATTGGCATGCATGTTTGGGCATATTTGGAAGTCTTATTCTAGGCTGTAGTTTTGATTGTAAATTTATAGGGGTTGTTGAACTTGAATATTCCAGAAGCTAAACAGTATTTGGCAATTATAGTCGGCTCTAATTCTCGTGTATTGCTGCGCAGAAGGCCTGGACCTGTCGGGGGGTATTTTATACGGACTGAATTGTCTGGTAATGAAACACCTGATAGCGCGATTGTTGCAGCGGTTTTCGATGAGGCCAGAATAAGAGTTAGGGTCACATCTGCTGGGGATGGTGTATATTTTGGAGGAAGTGGGACATGTGCTTACTTTTTAGTTGAACAGGTTGATCCTGAGGAAGAAATTGCACCGGATGGGGTGGTCGATTGGTATTCCTTTGAAGAGGCCGTATATCTGATGAGGGATTTAAAGAGCGATAGTGAGTATGAGCTTGAAATTGCTTCTTTATTCGTTGCGCAAAAAGTCATGGACGAATTTTTGGATTTTAATGATGACGAGTTTAAGAGCTTGATGGGGACGCCGGAATTTGAGAGTTTTAAGAGGCTTTGCCTTCTTGTTGAATATATTTTCTTGCCTGATGGTGAGGCGAATCATGGGCTTGGGATAAATTCAAGATTTGTGAGGCGGCTTTTGGTTGAGAAATTGGAAGTGATAGATGAGAGTGGAGGCTTTTGTTCTGATTATGTAAATAATTTAATTTCCATGGCTGATAAGAAAGCGTGCAGTAAAAAGCATGAGGATTGTTTGGTGGAGCTTATCTTAGTTTCCGTGGCAGACGCATACTTTCACTTGAGGGTGGGCGATATGGTCGGCTATAGGAATGCTCGGAAGCGTGCCTGTAAATATCTAAATATACGTCGGAGTCTGTATCCAGATGAGTCAAGAGCTTATCGTGAAAGGGCGCGTGCAGGTGGATATGGAAAGGCAAAGGTTGAGGGTGAGCGTAAAAGTACTATTAGAAATGAATTTATAGCTGTTTTGCGAGAGAGTGCTCCATTTCGCTCTCGTGTTGAGGCTGTGGCTATTGTTGATAAGGTGCTAGATAAAGTTCTTTTTAGGCTGAATGGCCTGGGGATCAAGTGTGATAGTGAGGATGTTCAAGGTTATATGATTGATTTGCTTGTAAGTGACAAGGTTGTGAGGGGGATAATAGGGAAGTCTTAGTACTTATCTGAGAGCTTAGTTGTAGTATTTGTCATGGCCACAAAGCTGCGAGGTATCTGGTTTTTCGCTACTTTGAAATTAGTAATTCTAAGTGTTGTCCAAGAATATACCATGCTTCTGACATCTCTTTGGCGTAGCTGTGTCGTTGGTAGGTGCGCTTTACCTTGTTTTCCTCCGTGTGGTTAAGGCAGCGTTCCGCTACTTCCGGGAGAACACCAAGGGCGGTCATGATCGTGGCGCCAGTTCGCCTTAGGTCGTGTGGAGTCCACTTTCCTCCCGAGAGGAGTAGCGCCTGAGCATTAGCGCTTCTGTTGCTCAGGATCCCTTGGTTTGGCAGGCGCTGCCTATCGCCAAGCTGCTTGGTCACAGTCTTTGAGCAAACAGGACCGCTATTCTGGGTGTTGGGATAGCACCATTCGCTGGCAGAGCTGAATACCATGAGGGCCTTGAATTGTTGAATGGCGAACGGTGAGAGGGTTACGTTGTGGGCCCTACCGTTTTTGCTTTGCTCTGCAGGTATGTGCCAGTTGCCTTTGGTGAGGTCGACATTCTCCCATCGGGCATTCAGCAGCTCGCCGATGCGGCAACAGGTAGACAAAGCAATCCAAATTGCTGCCTCTGAAGAGGGGAGTAGGCCGGCTTGCGGAGAGAGCCTTGCTAACGCGCGTATTTCTTCGTCACTCAATACGCGATCTCGCTCGACGTCCTTACCGCCAATTTTGGCTTTGCGAATGCTTGCAGTCGGATCGTGATCGATTAGATCCCGGTCTACGGCGAATCGGAACATCTGGCGCATCAGGCTGAAGACCATCTTCGCCATCCGGTTGACGCCGCGAGCGAGCAGGGCGTCCGTTACCTCGGTGATGTGGCCTTTTTTCACATCTTCGACGGCCATTTGACCGAGGAAAGGCAGAACATCTTTCTCGAACATGCGGCGGACTTCTGCGCCGCCGTCCTTGCGGTTGATCAAGTCGACCTTGGCCCAGTGATCGAACAGCTGCTGGACGGTTTTTCTGGCAGCTTGACGGGCCTGGGCCGCCTCCAATGCGGCTTTCTCTGCGGCGACCCGTGCAAGCTCAGCATCGCGTGCCGCCACGCGAGAGGCTTCCTCGGCCTCTAGATGCTCCTTGACATCTCTGACGCCTGACTTATGAAGCCCGGCAAGCTCTTTAGCCCGCAGACCTGCTTCAGCGAGTGTCATAGTGCCTTCGCTGCCATCGCGACTGTATGTGCCAATGGGGAAGGTGATGCGCTCACTGCTGTTGTTGGTGTAGCGGAAATAGAAGAGGCGTTCACCGCTTGGAGTGATACGGGCGACCAAGCTGCCGTGTCCCCAGATGGCAACCTCGCTCAGCCACTTGTCGCTTGTACCTGGTTTGGCCGTCATCTGGCGGTCTGTGATCTTGGCCATTTGGTCCGTTTCCTCGTTGCCAATTGGTTGCCAATTGAGATTACCTGGTTGCCAATTGGTTGCCAATTGAGATCGGATTTCGTCGCATGACTTCGGACGATTTTTGACGAAAAATCCTCTATGTCAAAGTAAATTCAATGGGTTGAGATTTATTTTTCGGACTGGCTTAGATTTCTTTAGAAAGGTTTTTACCTGTATGGGGTGCAAGGGGTCGAGTGTTCGAATCACTCCGTCCCGACCAAAAATCCCAAACGGCTCAAGCACTTACAGTGCTTGGGCCGTTTTCATTTCCGGGCCCGCGCAAAACTGGCGCAAAATGCGCGCAAAACTATCGGGCGAATTCGCTGATATCCAGGTCCGGAATCGCGTCCGCCCAGACCACTTCTTCGTGGTCGCGCTGATAGTTTTTCGTCATATCCTCGCTGGCATGGCCGGCGATCTTCTGCCCATCCTTTCCGGCTTTCTTGTACAGGTGCAGCGACAGCGCCCTGACCTCATGGAAGCCCGGCATCTCCTCTTCACTCCACCCCGCATAACAGCCTGCCGTGTCCCTGGCTTCCTTGAAGGCCCTGGTCAGGTAGCGCTCCTCGATCTTCGTCCAGTGCTCCTTCTGCTCGGCCTGCTTTTGCTTTTTCCGTTCTGGCCTGCGGTGAATCAGGAAGGGGGACGGGATGTTGTCCCGGCACCTGCTGAGCACGGTCTGGAGCTCGGGCGTCACCCGGAAGCGAATCCAGGCCGCGTCGCTGGCTTTGGCCGTCTTCTGCTGGACAACGTACAGAAACCCGTCGCGAACGTCGTCGAATCGCATGGCCAGGATGTCGGTCCGGCGCTGGGCGGTGATCAGCGCCAGGTCGATCGCGTTCTGCAGCCAGGCTGGCGCCTTCTCGCGAATTGCCCGAAGCCCCTCTACAGTGTGCCGTTTGCGCTGCTTCTTCTCGATCTTCGGAATGGTGCAGATGGCTGGGTTGTCCGGGCACAGGCCTTTCGCCACGGCGTGGTTGAAGATGTCGACCAGAAGTGCCCGGGCCTGGTTTGCTGCCCGGGGTGTCAGTCTGTCGAGCAGGTCCGCGATCATGCGGATGGTGATCTCGTTGACCGCATGGGCGGGCCAGGCCTTCCTGAATTGCCGGAGCCGCACTTCGTACAGATCGAGCGTGCCCTTCGCCAGTTCGCGCGGCGGGAGGATTTTCTCCTTGTAGTGGTCGATGAAGTCGACGAACAGGTCGGTGGATCCGCCTTTCACCTTGGACACCAGGTCGGCCCCGCCAATGAACTCCATGTTCAACTGCTTGGCCGCGTTGATTGCCTTGGCCCGGTCGGTGCCAAAGGGGAACCACTTTCCATCCGTCGGCCTTCTGTAGCGGTAGGTCCCGCGCCTTGAGTCCAGGTAGAGGTTCTCGGGGAGCCCCTTGTTGGCCTTGTTCCGTGGACGAGGCGACATCACGCTGCTCCTCGAAGGACCATGGCGACCAGGTCGTTGCTGGTCGACTTGCTGAACGCCGTCCAGTCGACGAACCAGAGTTTGCCGATCCGTTCGCCCGGGAGAATGCCGTCCCTGAGCTGATTGCGGATTGCCTGGCCGGACAGTGGTGTTCCATTGGTGCCCCAGCGGCGCCGCTGGAACTCGCTGATCTTGATGAGTTCTTTTCGCATAGCAATGCCTCAATGCGCCGGCGTACCGGCGCCGCATGAGTTAGGTGTTGGGTTCGGCGAGGCTCTTCAGCAACGTCTGGAGCTGGCGAACCTTCTCCAGGTTGGCGGCGTTCGCCTCCAGTCCCTGCTCGATCGTCAGGGCGGCTTCCTCGACGCGCGCCGCCAGCGCCTGGACCTTCGCCGAGAACTCCTCGCCCAGCGCCTTCAACTGGCTGGCCAGGTCGCCGAGCAGTTCGATGGGGCTGGCGCTGGTGCTGCTGGCCTTCGCTGCGGGCTTGATGCTTGTGACGATCTGGGGCATGGGTTGGTCCTTCTGCTGGGGTGGGGTTCTGACTTCGGTGCGCAGGTACATCCGGCGATCAACCTCGCGGACCAGCCCGGCGTCCTTCAGGTCGTTCAAGCAGGCTCGGATCACCGACAGCTCCGCGCTGCTGTGGCCGCCGGCCGTCAGGGCGCCCTTGATCTGCAGGGGCGACCAGGGCGATTGGATCGGCACCACGTCGTAGACCTTGCGCGCCACCCCGGTCTGCGCCTTGAGCAAGGCCTGTTGCCTGGCCGGCGTCATAGGCTGCACCCCCACTGCATGGCGGCGAACGCCGGGAACAGCGGCACGGCGATGGCCGCGCCGATGGCGGCCAGGCCGAGCAAGACGATGCTGGAGGTGATGAGCAAGGCCCTACGCATGGCCGCCTCCCTCCTGGCGCTCATTCCATCCAAGCCAGGCCTTGCAGCGCTTGCAGGTGGTCACCGGCTTGTCGCGCGACCAGGCCAAGCCGGCCGGCCGCAAGCCGCAGGCAGTTTTCCCGGTGTCGCGCACGAAGTGGATGGCGATCATCACTCACCTCCCTTCGCCGGCGCGGCGGCGATCAATGCCAGCAGGTCGGCCTTCACCTCGCACCATGTCACGTCCTCAGGACCGAAGCCCCGAGCGCTCCATTCCTTGAACCGGCGGTAGAGCGCGGTGACGATGGCATCGACTCCGTCATGCTCGGGGACCAGTGTGAATCCGGCTGGCACCCGCCCAGCTTGGGCGCCCGGAGCTTCGAGCAAATCCTCGCCCTGCTGGCTGATCTCCCAGAGCGCCGGGCTGCGCTGAACTCGATTGAGCAGCCCGAGCTGAGTCAGCAGGTCAAGCCAGTGCCGACCGATATCGACGCCGCCCGAATCGAAGTCGCTGGCGCATTCCTCGAAGCGGCGCAGCTTGGCCAGCACTTTCTCAGCGAAGGGCGGTAGGACGGCGGCGCTCTCTGGTGCCGGGGAGGGTTGCGCCAGGGCGGCGCGCTGGATTGCCTTCAAGGCCATCCAGTCGTCTACGATGGTTCCGTCATCGCCATAGCGCCGACGGTCCTCCACCCACATCACGGCGCGATCGAAGACATTCCACGGCACATGGACAATCGGGAACTGCCCCCATCCACTCACCGGGATTTCGAGGCGATCGACTGCCACGTCAAGGCCGCCCTGCAGCTCCGGCACCAGAGCGGGCTGCGCCAGGGCCGCTCGTTCGTCGCGCAGCTGTTCACGTGTTTTCATGGGAGGTCCTCGCGCCGCTGGCGCTTCAGTTGCGGTCGCGCAGGTCCAGCTCGTTGCCCCACCGGGCGCCCAGGTCGATGCCCAGGGCCGCGGCGGCGTCGATGATGGCCTTCTGCGCGTGGTCGGCGTTGGTGATCAGCGCGCCACGTTCGTGCTTGTCCAGCGGCAGTTCGCCCAGGATGCGGATCTTCTTCATCGCGAACAGCAGGCCATCAGCGGCGCGCTGCAGCCCTTCCTGATCCACGACGAGGGCACCCGTCGGGGCGTGGAACTTCACGGCGCCACCTTCTTCATCTGGGCCTTGAGCTGTTCGGGCACCCCGTGGATCAGCAGGGTGTCGCGGCCGGCGTCGAACTCGACCTTGGAGCCCAGCAGGTGGGGCGCGAAGCTGATCGACAGGCCATCGGCCTTCGCGGTGAAGCGCCGGAAGCTGTTCAGCGTGCGCTTGTCCGGCGGAATCTCCTGGGCCAGGCCGTAGTCCTTGTCGCGGATGAAGTCGGCGAAGGCGCGCGGCGCCTGTTCGTCCATCAGCTCGGACAGGGCGTCCAGGGTGATCGGTGCGCCGATCTTCGCCTGCGCCGTGGCGTAGTCGAGCAGGGTTTCGGTCTTCTCGCGCGCCTCTGTGTCCGGCAGGTCCTCGCTCTCCACGAAGTCGCTGAAGGCCTTCAGCAGGGTGCGGGTCTCGCTGGGCGCGTCGACGCCCTCGGTGCAGCCAATGCAGTCGTTGAAGTAGGAGTTGAACTTGCGGCCGCCCTTCGGTTTCAGGAACGAGATGTACTGCTTCGACGCCTTGTTGGTGCGCCACTCCGATAGGTTGATGCGCGCCGCGAACTGCAGGTGGCCCAGGTCGAAGCTCCGGGTGGTGACCGTCTCCAGCCGCTCATTGATGCCGGTGCTCTCGGTCTGCTGCAGCAGCGCCACTACCAGGTAGTCGGTCATGCCCTGGGTGTAGTGGACGATCAGCAGGTGGCCACCGACGCTCAGGTTCGACTCCTCCATCAGGGCCTTCATGTGCTCGGCCGTCACCTTGGCGAAGGCGACGAAGTCCTGTTCGCCGTCCAGGTACTTGGTCAGCCAGCCGCTGAAGGGGTAGGCGCCGGACTCCTCGATGAACAGGCCCCAGCCCTTGCCAGGCTTGGCGTTGTAGGCCGTGCTCAGGTCGAAGTGCAGATTCTCCAGGGCTTGCGACTCGGCCAGTGCCTGAGTGGCCAGGTGCAGCAGCGCAGGGTTGCCATCGGGCTTCTTGTCGATGTGGTGGATGATCGCGTTGCGAATGGGCATGACGATTCCTCGGCGCCTGCTGGCGCATTGGATGTGATGGGAGAGGGGCGACTACGCCGCCCTGGCGTGCAGGGGGCGCAGGCGCCACGGGTCATTGGCGCGCGCGATGGCGGCCATGGTCCCCGGGCTGACGCTGTTGCCGCACATGTGGACCTGTTCCGAAAGGGTGAACCGGCGGCCGTCGTGGCCGCGGTCGATGATGTAGCTCTCGGGGAAGCCCTGGGCGCGGTACAGCTCGCGCGGCTTCAGCATGCGCAGGCGGATGTCGACGATCACGTAGGGGCTGCCGCTGATCCACACGGTGACCAGGGCCAGCCGGTCCTTGGTGGTCACGGTGCTGACCGGCTCGTCCAGCGGACGGATGTTCTCGCCCATGCCGTGGTACTTCATCAGGAACGCCGCCACCCACACGGCACCGTCGAGCTGCTCCGGCGTCAGGCTGCCGGCGATCATTTCCGGCGTGACCAGCATGTGGTGGCCGCCGGTTGTCACGGTGGGCGTCGGCTGGTCCGCCGGCGTGCTGCTGTGGCCGGTGGTGTTCGTCACCAGCAGGGCGCTGAGCAGGCCATGGTGCTGGCCACCGGGGCTGATCGTGTGCAAGGGCTCATCAGCGTCCCTGGCATCGCAGTTGCCGCGCAGGTGCAGCAGGTGAGCAGCGACGAGGCCGTGGTGGTCTGCACCGGTTTGCGTGCCCAGCGGGCCATCCACCGGTGCGCCGTTCGAACCTTTCCGCAGCGTCACCAAGTTGGCCGTGACCAGCTGCTGCTGGCTGCCCTTGTTGGTGATTGTGCTGACCGGAGCGTCGGCCGGGCGGCTGTGGGTAGTGTTGTAGCCGCCGTTCGCCTGGGCCAGGAAGGCGGTGGCCACGCTGCAGTCGGCCTTCGCGGTTATGGTGTACATCGGTTCGGCGACCGAGCGCGGTTCGGTCTGGCCGGCACGGCCGCCGACGCCGATCAGCACACCGGAAGCGAGAGCGCGGTGATTCTCGCCCACAACGGTGCCCAGCGGCTGGTCCACCGCGGCGGGCTTGCCGCCGTAGCTGGGGCCTCCAGCGCCGACCAGAACCGCCGTGGCCAGGGCATGCTTGCCGCCGCCGGCGACCACCGTGCCCAGCGGCTTGTCCAGCCCCGGCACGCGCGGCTGCTGGCCGTCTCGCTCGCCGTAGCCAACCTGGATCAGCGTCGGCGAGGCCAGGGCCAGTTCGCCCCGGTGCGCGGCCGTGATGGTGCGGAAGGGCTCGGCCAGGCTGTGCAGGCGATCGGAGCCTTGGTGCGTCAGCGGGACGATGAAGGGCTGTGCGCGCTGCAGCACTTCCTTCTCGATGCCCTTGGCGATCCGGCGCATCGTGGCTTCCGCCAGCGGGCGCTTCCGGTGGCGGATGGACTGGCCCAGGTCGCTCCAGTCGATGCACTCGGCGGCTGTGCGGTGCGGCTTCTGGCCCTTGGCCGGCTTTGCGGCGTGCGTCTTCGCCGGCGCGACCGGGGACACGTCGCCAGCGGTCGCCACCATGTAGAGGCGCTGGCGGCTGGTGGGATCGCCGAAGTCACAGTTGCGCTCGATCCAGTATTCGACGTGGTAGCCGAAGCCGCGCAGCGTCTGGACGAACTGGCGCCAGGTGCGGCCCTTGCGCTTCGGGTCCGGGACCAGGAACTGCTCGTGGCGAGGCACGTGCTCGCCTGCGGCAGCCACAGTGCTGTCGACCTTGATGACGCGGCCGGTGGCCTTGTCGCGCTTCGCTACCAGCGGTCCCCATTGAAGGATCTGCTTCACGTTCTCCAGGCTGATCACCCAGGGCCCTTGGCCAGCCTTCTGGAGCTTCCCGGCCCACTTCGCAACCACCCACGACAGGTCGCGGATTTCCTTCTTGCGCGGCTGGCCGCCTGCGGCCTGGCTGTGGTGCCTGCAGTCCGGTGATGCGTGCAGCCAACCCACCGGGCGGCCCTGCGTGCTTTCGATCGGGTCGACTCCCCAGATGTCGGTCGGCTTGTGGATTGCATGCGGGTGGTTGGCCTCGTGCATGCTGATGGCCGCGGGGTTGTGGTTGATGGCCAGGGCAACCTGGCGGCCCAGGCCCATCTCCAGGCCGGTACTGGCGCCGCCGCCGCCGGCGAACAGATCCACGATGATGGCGTCGTCGGCCTCGTCCAGCGCCAGGCCGTATTGGGTTTTGAAATCGATCGGGGCAGGCTTCTTCAGCGAAGTCATGCGGCGGGCTCCTTGTGGTCCAGAAGGACATCCATCTGCGCGGCGCCCTCCAGCCAGGCAGCAGCCAGGCGGGTGCGAGCGATCGCGGCATATTCGGGATTGAGTTCGAGGAGCACCGAGCGGCGCCCCTCCTGCATGGCGACAAGGCCGGTGGTGCCGGCGCCGCCGAATGGGTCGAGGATCAGGCCGTCGCGCGGCGCGCCGGCGAGGACGCACGGGCGGATCAGGTCGGGCGGGAATGTTGCGAAGTGCGCACCGCGGAAACCGCCGGTTGGCACCGACCAGACGCTGCGCTTGTTCCGCGTGGCGCTGTAGTCGATGTCGGGGCGGTCAGGCCGGTGCTGCGCCTTCTGGCCGTGGGTTCCGGCGGTACTCTTGGTCTCCCGGGCGAAGCTGTAGCGCCTGCTCCGGCTGCCGCCCACGGCCTTCATGGCTCCGTTGGCTTTCCCCGGCACCCTGGCCGAGCCTTGCTGGTCTTCCCAGCCGGGCTGGGCCAGACGTGCAACAGATGCTGGCGCCAGGGGCTCTGCAATCGCTTCGCGGTCGAAGTAGTAGCGCGGCGACTTGCTGAGCAGGAACAGGTATTCGTGAGCCTTGGTGCAGCGGTCGCGCACGCTCTCAGGCATGGGGTTTGGCTTGTGCCAGATGATGTCCTGGCGCAGATACCAGCCGTCGTCCTGCAGGGCGAACGCCAGCCGCCAGGGGATGCCGACCAAGTCCTTGTGCTTGAGGCCTTGCGGCGCAGATCGCCAGCCGGAGGCCTCGCTGCGGCCCTTCCAGGCACCGTCACCACGCTCGGCCATGAAGGTTCCGCCACCGCCTCGGCCACCACTGGCGTAGCTATCGCCCATGTTCACCCAGAGGGTGCCGTCGTCGCGCAGCACACGGCGGACTTCGCGGAAGACCTCGACCAGGCGCGACACGAACTCGGCGGGCGTCTGTTCGAGGCCGATCTGGCCGGCCATGCCGTAGTCGCGCAGGCCGAAGTAAGGTGGGCTGGTGATGCAGCAGTGCACCGATTCGTCGGGCATCGCCCGGAGCAGCTCCAGGCAGTCGCCGACCAGTATCTGGTGGGCTGGCGTCATGGTTTCTCCAGGTAGATATCCGTCGATAAGCCGTGCCGTGGCATCGCCTATCCGGCGTAAGGAGTGTCTCGGGGAGGCTTATCGATGCGCCTGTCCGGCGGCACCGATCACTCGTCGCTCCGGTCGAGGGCGGCAGCCTCGCGCCGGCCCTCCGCTTCAAGCCTGCGCGCCACGCTTTCGCTGATCGCGATTTCGTGGCGCGGAACGGTGAGGAGCTGCGCGGCGCCGTCCGGCCCCAGGGCATGCACATTGAGAATCAGCAGTTGCACGGCCTCGGCTTTCTGCTCGATGCCGCCCCACTGCATCAGGTCCTCCAGCTTGGCCAGCACGCCGGGGCGAACCCTGTGCCGCAGTTCCTCCTCGCCGACCTCTGCGCGCTTCGCCGCAGCCTTGGCGGAGCGCTCCTGCTGAGTCTTTGCCATCAGCCTTCCGTCCCCAGGTCGTCGCGCTTGCGAATGGTGAGCACCTCGGCGCGGTCGAGCGCCTGCTGGTGGCCGCGCCGGAAGCCGCAGACCTTGCCGCTGGCGGTGTCGACGATGTGGAAGAAGCCCTTGCCAGCGGGCTTCACCTGGAAGGCCGGCAGCTCGTCGTGCAGGTCCAGCAGGTTCTCCTCGAGGTTCAGCTCGAAGCGCCGCGCGCTGTTGGTGTTTCGCTTGTGGCGGCGGCAGTCGAAGTAGGCCTGGGCCAGGTCCTCGAAGGTGAAAGGGGCAACCGTCAAATCTGCGGACGGGGCGGACGAGCAGCTCGGCGTTCTTGTCGTTGTTGTTCTGCCAGCCATCCTCGAAGTCCATGTTGTAGGCGTTGTTGGCGGAGCGCTGCGACCTATCGTGCTATCCACGTCGCCCCGCCGATTGCTCAACGGAGAAACTGCGCCAGGCCTCGCCGGTAGCCGGTGGTCCCTGTGGGTGCGCATGGCGGTGCCCAACCGGGCAGCGGCACGACCAGATTTGGCGCGCAGGCAGGAGGGCCGTAACCCTCAAGCAACGGGCGCGGTTGCGGTGGCTTTCTTCCATGCGTTGGCCTGGCGGCCGATGGAAGCGGTCAGCTTCATGGCCCTGGCTTGCTGCGGGATGCTGATGAATCGCTCGTTCACCATCGCGCGCAGCAGCTGATTGATCATCCAGATGCTTTCGAGGAGATCATCCAGGTGCTGGCGCTTGTTCCGGGACATGTTCGCCCGGCCAATCAGCACCAGGACCTGCAGGCTCTCGTCGCGGAGCTTCCCGCCGATGAGTTGCTTCATGTCCCGCGGGATGTGCCTTACCAGGGCAAGGACCACGCCGAGGAGTTCCTCGGCACTGCGGTGGATCTCGAGTTCGGTGTGCAGCGCCATCCTGGCTACCTCGAAAAGCGAGGGCGCTGGCGCGCCCATGAATGAAGGATTGAAGGACTAGATGTATTTTCTGCGGACGGGGCGGACGAGCAGCTCGGCGTACTTGTCGTAGAAGTGCTGCCAGCCATCCTCGAAGTCCATGAGGTAGGCGTCGTCGGCGGAGCGCTGCGTGCTCGACCAGTGGTAGCCCTTGCTGAAGAGCTCGGGAGCGATCGCCTCGGCGATTTGGTTCTCGCGCCGCGCGCCCAGGTAGAAGTCGCTGTGGCCGTCGGCGGTGTATTCCGAGGCCCATTTCGCGGCAGGGTGCGCCTTGCTGTCGGCCAGCAGGGCCCGGGTATTCGCCAGGCCGTCGCTGGCGCTGTCGGCACTCTCGGTCTCGTGACCGTGGCCGCCATAGGCTGCGCGAACCTCCGCCGCCGGGCCGCTGGCGACGATCAGGTAGTAGTCGCGGCCGCCATTCTCGCCGCGCATCAGGCCGACATTGTGGCCGCCCTCGCCGGGCCAGTAGTTGCCGAGCGGCGGAACGCTGCTGGCCGTCTCGATGGTGCTGAGCATGGCGGCCTGGAACGGTTCGGCGACCAGGTCGGCCCCGTGGAAGTTGATGGTCAGGTGGTTCAGGCGCCCGATCTTCAGCGCGGGCAGTTGCTTCGCTTGCATGGGAGGTCCTCAACGGAATAGGGCGCAGGCGGCCGGCGCTTGCCCGGCATGCTTCTGGTCTGACCGCGGTGGGCGCGGTCCCGCGAATCGCCTGCTGGAGAAGGAATGAATCAGTGGATCACTGAAGGATGGGCAGGCTGCGGACGGGGCGGACGAGCAGCTCGGCGTGCTTGCCGTTGTAGTGCTGCCAGCCATCCTCGAAGCCCATGCCGTAGGCGCGGTAGGCGGAGCGCTGCGTGCTGAGCCAGTAGCAGCGGTCCTCGCGCAGGTCGGTGATCAGGCCGGCGTGCTTGGCCGCCATGATCAACTGGCCCTCCAGACAGGCCGGGATGTGGGCGGCCAGCTCCAGGGCCTTCTTGGCGAGCTCGCTGCCGGCCTCGGCCATGGCGCGGGTGTTCGCCTCGCCGTCGACGTAGTGGCCGGCGCCGGCGATGTCCTGGCCATATTCGCCGTAGGCGCCGAAGAGGTCGTGCTCGGCGCCGAGGAGGATCAGGGCGCGCTCCTGGTTGTTCAGCCAGTAGCGCTCGATGAAGGTGCCGCCGGCCAGGGGCTGGCCGCGGGCCGGAAGTGCTGCAGCGGAAATGCTGGTGATGATCTCGGTCATGGTGCTGTCCTTGTGCTCGACTGGGAGTAAAAAGGCCCGGCCGGGGCCGGGCAATACCAAGGGGGTGTTGATGCTCGTCGCATCCCACTGCCGCCTCGTGGAAGCGGCAGGAGGTTGCTCACTGCAGGACGCGCAGCTCGTTGCGTGGGATCCACTGCTGGTCCACCCGCACCATGCAGCCGATGAAGGCCGCATAGCGGGTGTCGCGGTTGGTCTGGTAGCCGTACCAGGAGCAGGAGCCCCAGGCGATGGCGCGCAGCATCCTCCGCCCGGCGTGAGGGGGTGATCTTGCATTCCATGGGGTCGGCTCGTGGTGCTGGGCGCCGTTGCGGCGCCCTGGTGGCGGATCAGCGCGCGCGTAGCGCCTGGACGAGGTAGGGATCGACGTCGGGCTGGCGCAGGAGCCACGCCTTGTAGTCGCTCGGAACCTGGTTGATCGGCGTGCCCTTGTGCTTGCCGTAGGGCATGACCGTCGGGATGCGCGCCTTCTCGCTCAGCGCGTGGACCTCTTCCCAGGTGTCGACCGAGTGGCCGGACTCCTTTGCGATTCGGAGCAGGAATCGCAACACGATGGCGCAGTTGCGGACATCGTCGAGCGCGGCGTGGGCGTTGCGAAGCAGGTCGCGCGCCCATGCCTCACGGCCGAAGCGGCGGCCGATCAGGTACATCATGGCGGACTGGGTGTGGCTGTCCTTGTCCGGGAACAGGAAGCGGCTCAGCGCCAGGGTGCAGATGCGCTTGATAGCCGGGTTTTCGCCGGCCATGCGCCAGTCGAAGTCGACGTTGTGGCCGATCATCAGGATCTGGCCGGCGGGCAGGGCGAACTCCTTCGACTCGCGGCAGCCAACCAGGTCCTCGCAGATGATGTGATGCACGGCCTGGGCGCCGAGGCTGATCGGAACCGTCGGCTTGAAGCGCTCGTGATAGAACGGAAGTTCTTCGGGTGAGCGGATCTCGTCGAGCTGGCTCGGGTTATCGGCGAGCTCCAGCCAGGCCGCCTCGATGATCTGGTCGGTCTGGTGGTCGGTGCCGGTGGTCTCGGTGTCGAAGATGATGGGCTTCATGAGCCCTCCTTGAGTAGAGGCGGCCAGCGTGGCCGCCTGAGTTGGAAGGTCAGGCCGCTGCCTGCTGCTCGTGGCCGGCGATGTGCCCGCCGTCGATCCAGACCGCCTGCAGCCATTCCGGCGTCTTCGCCATCGGCTCCTTCAGCGTGCCGGCGACGATCACCGAGTCGATCTCGCGGTCGGAGGTCATGGCGCGCATCAGTGCGATGGCCTGGTTGCGGCTCGGCAGGTCCAACACGTCGAAGCGATCCAGCAGCACCAGGCGCAGGACAGGAGAGATCGTCGCGATGGCGAGGGCGATGGTCGCGTCGCACCGCCAGCGCTCCGACTCGGACAGCAGGCCGTAGAGCCTGCCGCCGAAGGTCACGTCGATGTCGGCGCTGATCTGCACCGGCGACCAGCCGGCAATGCCGGACAGGCGCTTCAGGGTGTCGTTCACCGGGCCGATGGCGTCGGCGAGGATCTCCGCCGGTATGCCGGTCGGCGACAGCGCGTCGGCCAGGCCGGTCCACGCCACTACGTGTTGGTGCGCGGCCTGCGCTTTCGCGATAGAGGTCTCGCGCTGGGCGGCGGCCTCAAGGGCTTCCTGCAGGGCCACCAGCTTCGCGCGGCTCGCGTCACGGGCCTGCCGCAGCTCGTTGATGGCCTGCTCGCCGTTGGCGATGGCTTCGGCGCTGGGCGCGTCGACGGACTCTGCTTCCAGAGCCTTGATCTGCTCGGCCGCGGCCAGACTCTCGTCCAGGTCCCGCTGGCTGTTCGCGACGGCGCGCTGGGCGCTGGCCAGATACTCGCGGTATTCGGGCAACCGGCGGGCGGCTTCCGCGTCGGCGATCTGCTCCGGCGGCTGGTGGACCACCAGGGTCCCGGCCTGCAGGTCGACTGCGCCCTGGCAATGGGGGCAGGTCAGCGGCTGGTGCGGCACGCTGCCGGCCGAGGCCAGCTCGGCGGCCATGACCTTCTCGGACCATTCGTCCTGGTTCTGCTCGTCGGTGGTCAGCTTGTTGCGGCGGCGCGGCTCCAGGTCGACCAGCTCGCGCAGCTTGGTGATGCGCTGGGCGCGGCCGTCGGCAGCCAGGCGGGCCTGCTTGCTGGCGCCGAGGGCCTGCTGGGCCTCGGCCAGATCGTCCTCGAGCAGCTGCAGGTTCTTACCGGCCTCGGCGACCTGGTCATCGGTGACCACGGTGGCCACCAGCTCCGGCGCCCAGCCGACAGCCTTCTCGCTGCCGTAGTTCTCGCCGGTGATCGCCTTCCAGGCGCCGCGCGCCTCGCTGGCGTAGGCCTTGGCCTGCTCGACGGCGGCCGGGAAACCGGAGCGGAGGAGGGGTTTCACCTTCTCGAACAGCTTCAGGTCCAGGCCTTTGGCTTGCAGACGCTTGCCGACCTCCGCCGGGCTGGCGCTGGCGCCGCTCAGATCGAACAGCACCTTGCGGCGCTCCTTGGAATCCAGTGCAGCGAAGCGGCTGGCGTCGAGCACGTAGGGCAGGAACGGCGAGTCACCGAGCGGGGCGTTCTTCCCGGTGGGTAGCATCACCCACGCGGTCTGCTCTTCGCCGCCGGCATCAATATAGGTGACGTGCGCTTCGCCCTTCTTGGCGCCCTCGCTGACCAGCTTGTCCATCTCCTTCTTCAGCGAGACACGGCGCGGCTGGCCATTGAAAGCCATTGCGATGGCATCCAGCATCGAACTCTTGCCGGCGCCGTTGTGACCGGCCACCAGCAGCACCGGCGCAGAAACATCAAGGGCCGCATGACGCAGCCCTTGGAAGTTGGTGATTTCGAATTTCGTGATGCGCATGGCTCACTCCAGGTCGAGGGCGATATCCCCCGGCTTCTTGATGACGCGGTAGGTATTCAGCTCGCGGGATTCCTCGTTCTCCTGCTCGAGCACGATGACGCCCTGGTCCAGCAGCTGGAGAACGACGCGCTCGGCCTCTTCAGTGGTGAGGGCAAAGCGCGATTGCAGCCAGGCCGCGTCGAACACGTCCTTCTTGGTGGCGACGCCGATGGCGATCTCGCCCAGGGTGTGGCCGGCGAAGCGCTCTACGGTGAGCTGCGGAACCTCGTCGAATTCGGCGTCCACGACGTCGCTGTCGTCGCTCGGTGCGTCGCCACCCCATGCGCCAGGGTCTTCCATGTCGTGGTCGCCGCCATTCAGGTCCAGTGGGTTCTGGTCCGGGTCGGCCTTCACGTCCTTCATGCCGCCCAGGAATTCGCCTGCGCCCCCGATGATCAGCAGGCAGTCCTCGTTCACAGCGTCGAGCAGGTCGTGCTTGTTCGGGCTGGAGTGGTTCACCACGATCACGGCCTTCATCTTGTCCTTGGCCGCGATGGATTCGAGCTTGCCGTAGACGGTCTCGCGCTCGGCTCCGGCAATGGTGTGCACCGCGATGGTGGCGGCGTTGCGCACCTGCTGCTCCAGGCGATCGATCACGTCGGTCTGCTTGGCTTCGGACAGCTTCTGCCACACGTCCGGCAGGATGCGGATTTCCTGGATCAGGCCCTGCAGCAGGCTCTTGCCGAGCGTGTCGGCGGTCATGTGGAGGAAAGCGGCGTTGTTCTGGGTCATGGGTGCGGGTTCCTACTGGTTGGCGATGCGATCGAGGGTGGTGTGCTGGGACTCGCTCAGGAACATCCGCGCGCCGTAGCGCTGGAAGTTCGCGCGCAGGTCGGCGGTGAACTGCTCTTCCCAGCTGTTGGCGGCGCTGAGCTCAGCCGCGCAGAGGAGGCTGGTGAACTCCTCCACGCGGTCGAACTGCTCTTCGATGGTCTGGCTGGCCATGGCCGGTTACTCGAAGTTGAGGTCGTTGCCGTCCTGCTGCTGGGCGGTGGGCTGGCGCTCGGTGGTCTTGGTGATCTCGCCACTGACGGTGTCGATCACTTCACCAGGCTCGTGATCGAGAGCTGGCTGCTCGGCTACAGGCGACTTCTCGGTGGTGTCCTGCTGGCGGCGCAGCGCATCGAGGTCGACCGTGTAGGAGCCGTCGGTGTCGCGCTTGGCGTCGATGACGTCCTGCAGTTCTTCTGCGGTCTGCAGGCCCATGCCCAGGTCTGGCGCGTAGGCGCGTTGCCAGAAGGCGGCGGCGCGGTAGATGAACATCTGGTCCGGCATCGTCTTCCACTTGCTGCCGTTCTTCGTTGCCCAGCCTTCGTCGTTGACCATCTTCCAGGTCACCCAGATGCCATCCAGGCGCTCACCGGTGGACTTTTCGATCGTCCAGGCGCGGCAGCCGTAGTCCGGCTTGCCAGGCTCTCCCTTCCATTCGTAGCGCATGGAGGAGTAGCGGCCGCAGGTGTTCACCGTGGCGATCAGGAACTTGCTAGACCAGCCCGGCGTGCCGTGCACGACGTACAGGTTCTGCATCACCATCAGCGGGTTCGCGCCGATGCGCTGGGCCATGTCCAGAGCGATCATGCAGTTGGGCAGGTTGCCCTGGTACTGCTTGGGCACCAGGTCGGACTGGCTGAAGGCCTTGGCGATGCGCTGCATCAGCTCGAAGCCTTCCATGTTGAAGAACGACATCGCGACGGGCGCCTGCTCCTGCTGGCGCCGGGCGACGGCGCTGGTTTGCAGGTCGGCGAGGGTGGTTTGGCTCATGGGCTTCCTCATTCGTGGTAGGGGCAGGTCGCCCAGCGCGGGCAGTACTTCGGGCTGCACAGCGGGCTTTGCGGGTTGGGTGGGAACAGGCCGGTGCGGAACATGTCCGCCGCGTAATCGATCAGGCCGCGGTGCGACTCGCTGCCGACCATCACCTGGCGCGCGCCGATGATTTCGCCTACCGCCGCCTCGGGCTTGCCCTTGGTCTTCAGGCCGATGATCTCGGCCGGCGCGGTGATTGGGTCGCCGGTGGTGTGCTGGTAGAGCAGCTCGTAGGTGCCGATCTGCGGCTTGTGGCCCTTGGTCTTGGCCACGCCCTGGCTCACCGCGGCGCCGCCAGTCTTCACGTCAGCGATACCGATGCCGTGGGAGTCGCGCTTGATTCGGGCCCGGTCGAGCTGGCCAGTGAGGCGGACGATGATCCCGCCGCCGCAGTCGATCTCCAGGGGCTTGGTCGTCAGCTCGACGGCCACGAAGTCGTAGTTCGGGCTGATGTCGTTGCAGTACTTCGTGTGCAGCGCCAGGCCGGTGGACTCGGCTTCGCGCATGCTGATGTCAGAGCCGCGCCAGTCCACCTCGAACTCAGGCTGCTGCAGCGTGTGCACCAGCAGCTCCGAAGCGTCGTAGGCGCTGATCGGCTCGCCGTTCACCCGTGCCGCGTCGAACGCGGCGGTGCTGGCGTGGATCGCGGTACCGAGCAGCGCCCGGGGGGATGACGGGTTGCGCATCTTCAGGAGGTGTACGCCCTCCCAGCGAAATCCGCAGTCGAAAAGGGCGCCCCAGGACGAGGCGCGCACGGTGTAGATGGTCATGTGTTCGCACCTCCGAAGCCAGGCCGCACCACCGATGGAAACTCAGGCCAATCCGGCGACGCCTGCAGCCTGTGGTGGAGAGCGACGTGGTACTCGTGGGTGCAGATCAGCAGGTTCTCCCGGCGGTTGTCAGTCTTGATCCAGTTGATGTGGTGCACCACTTCGTTCTGTGGATGGCCGCGTCGCAGGTGCTTCAGCTCCCGGCCGAGCGTCTGCTCCGCGAGCAGCACGTGCTCGTACTTGCGGCCTGCAGGTGTCCAGAGGACGACATAGCCGTGGCTGCTCAGGTGGCGGCCACCGGCCCAGCGGGGAGACAGCGCTCCGGACTTGTTGCCGCGAAGGTGATGACCTTTCACGTAGGCGACCGGCTGGCCTTTCACCCAGCCTTTCGAGCGATCGTTCACAGACGCGACGCGCGTAGCAGCGCCGCACCCGCATTGGCACAGGCCAGCAGGAATAGAAGTCATGGGGTTCTCACTTCGCGGCGTACGCCGTCGTGGGTTGCTCGCCGGTGATATGACCGGCGGTGGCAGGGCCGATGATCAGGAAGGTGTAGAGGGCGACGGCACCGAGGGCGCCGAGCAGGATGGCTTTACGCTTCGCGTTCACGGCGCACCCCCAGGCACTTCCGGCCCTTCTTGATGGTCAGCGCCATGCGGCGCGGCAGGTTCTGCACCAGCGTCTCGCGTGGCAGGCCGAGTGCGACGGCGATGTCGGCGCCGGCCGGCATGATCAGGTCGGCGACCTGGTCGTCAATGAGCGATTGAACGGGTCTGGTCGTCATCCCGAATCTCCTCCAGAAGGCGGTTTACGCGGCTGGCAGTGAGCTGGCGGCGGCGCTTGCGCGCTGCTTCATCCGCCTGCTCGTTGTATTCGTTCTGCTGCTCCTCGGTGAGGAGGCAGACGACGACGTAGGCCTCGACCATTGCCCTGGCGCACTCGGCGTCAGGCACAGCGCTGGTGCTGATCAGGTGAATCTCGCGTTCCACCATCCAGCGGGCTTTCTTCGTCGCCCAGTCGGAGTCGATCGTCGTCGTCATCGCTGCAGTCCTCGTCGAGGTCTTCGGGTTCAGGATCAGGGCCATCCCACAAGGGGTCGCCGCGCAGGTCGTAGGCCGCCTGGGCGCCCTGGAAGTGGGCGCGCCGGCGGTTCCGGCGCCCGCGGAAGGTGTGGAACATGGCGGTGTCCTCAGTGGCGCCGACATGCGAATGAACGCTCTCGCCGCCGGGCTGGCCCGATGGGGAGGCGGGGAACGTTCATGCGGATGCGGGCGGAAAAAGAACCCGGCCGAAGCCGGGCGAAGGATGGGGGTCTGATGCTTACGCATCGGGGAGTGATCTGGCCGGTGCTGATCTCCGGCTTGGGTGTGAAGTGTCAGGTTCTAACCGAGCCGGCCAGCTTTCGCCCACCGGCGCCCCGCTTGTGAGCCTGCGTCGCTACGCATCAGCCTGCGCATTCAGATCACTTTCCGATGCGCCCTGGCGGAGCCGTGACGAACCGCCAGGAGCATTGGGCCGGTCTTTCCCGGCTGTCAGCGCCACGTTGGCCGGCTGCCCGCACTCTTTGATATGGCTCAGTCGCAAAGCCCGCCTGCGGTTTCGCCCGCATCGATCGCGCCCCTTGGTGGACATTTATGAGGACCGTCTTGAAGGGGGAAGCCATCCAGTCCCGGTGGGCGCACTCGGTGAATGCGCCTGCCGTGCTTGGCTGGTATTCGGTGTCGCTCCGCGTTCGCCTACTGGGCTTCTACAACCCGCGGTTGGTGCGTCTGGCTGTCAGCACCGGGTTACTCGCCACCCGGCAGGGCACAGCTGTCACTGTTTCCGCTGTGCCGGTGGAACGCCTTCATCTCAGGCAACCCGGCAGGGAGCGTTGCAGCGCGCCTCGGTTGTTGCTGGCTCCAGTCGCACCAGCAGGTCGAGACGGCCTGGTATCCAGAGCCAGGCGTGGGCGGGTTCTCCCGCAATAGCAGTCGGTTTTGCCTCCGTCGCTCAGGCCGGTGTCGGCGCCTGTCGGGACTGCGGAGGGATCGGAGTTGTGAAAGAGCGCGGCTCGGTGGCCTGGCCTTCAGCGGACGACTGCGAACAGTGGCGAACGGCTGCGGCGTTGGAAGTAAATTTATCTGCACGATAAATATTGGTCAATATCAGAATGATAAATTTATTGCTCATGCTGGTTATCTCTGTGATTTCGCTTGGGAATTTTTCTATGGCGAGCTGCTTGCGAATCCCTAAATCTCAAAATACTGTATGAATAACCAGTAATTGAGACGGAGGTTCAACATGGCAAAGGCAGCGCGCAAGCATGATCAGCAACCGTCTGGGTACGACCTATTGGTGGGTAGGCTTCAGCGGCTGATCAATTCGCCGCCGGTGCAGCGCGTACGGGCGGCGACGATCCGAAGGCAGGAGGATGAGGCGGAGGAAGATTGGGAGCGGTTGCTGGAAGAGCTGCGCTCAAACGATGGGCTGGAGATGGAAGAGGGCGAGGACGGCTCAATCACGCTGCGTTGGCAGGTGGATGAGAGCGCCTGGTGATCAGCCATCCTGCTGCGCAATCAGCTCCACCAGCGCTTCCGAAATGAAGTCCGCGTTCTCGATCAGCGTCTCCAGGTGGAGCTTCACGACATCAGCGGTCTCGGTTGAGCCTCGTTGCTCAACCCAGATCGCCAGCTCTTCGACGGCCGATCCGATGGCGTTGATGTTCAGATTGAGGCGGTAGAGCAGGGCGGGGAGAGGGGAGTCGGCCATGGGAACCTCCGGGGTAGAGGTTTCAGCGTAGACCTTTGGCTAGAAGCGCAGCATCAGCTAGCATCGAGCTCAGCTTTAAGCCGGTTTGCAGATTGCTCGTAGGCTTCTTCAAATGTTGACCTATCCTGATCGGATAGATGATCGAGATAATCGAGCCATGCGGTATACATTTCGGAAAGATGGTGTTTTAGCTCTGGCCTGCTCGCTATTTCAGCTTTGTAAAGAAGCTTTCCCTTTTCTTTTGCTCCATCCACGCAAGTGCGTACAGCTTCAAGTCTGGAGTGGAACGCCTTGGACCAGCTTTTGCTACCTTCGCCAAATTTCTTCGCGGCAGCATCAACCTCGGTCTGTTGATACATGTCCTCGATGGTGCAAACTGCTGGAAGGCCGGTCATTTTTTCGACGTATGTAGGTTCAGCCAGTGCAGTTCCAGTCCAGGTGCATGCGCTTAGCAGAGAGATAGCCTGGGCAAGGTAAATTCCGGCAAGCCGTCGCGTCGTCATATCAGCGCTTCCCCGGCTGACCATTGGTCATCACGTACCGCTTGACCTTGTTGTCTTTGTCGAAGAGAGCGGTCAGGTTTTGCTGCTCCATGCCGGCCCCGAATGGCCCGACGTATACGTAGAACCAGGTCGCCTGCAGATTCCCATCGGAGTCGAAGGACTGGGAAAGCGGGGTACCGAATCGCTCGATCATTTGGTCGTATGTGGTCTGTCCCTGAACGATCTGTCGAACGTCCGCCTGATCGATTGGCGTCCCGTTGCTGGCACAGCCGGACAGGGTAATCATCAGTACCGCAATAGCGATTGCTCGCATGGAACCTCCTTGTTTGATCAAAAAATGTTCTGCGCCAAGTGGCCGGGCTCAGAATTTCTGCCCATTCCAGCCGTAAATCACCTGGGCGAAGATCGTCAGTTCTTCCTCGCGCTCGGCAGCGATTTCGATCGGCTTGTACCGATCGTTGTCCGAGAGGACCGTGAGGCCGTCCAGATGCCGCTGAATCCTCTTGATTTGCAGCTGCTTCCCCATCATGAAGAAGTAGATGGCGTCACATTCCACCGACGTGATTCCCACGTCCACCAGCAGTGGGTCACCGTTCTTGATGGTGGGGGACATGCTGTCGCCCCGGCCGGATATCAGCTTGATGTTCTCGACCGCTGTGTAGACCAGGTTCTGACGAACCCAGGAAGCATCCAGTGTCATTGAGTCGACGATGTTGTGCAGGTCCGGCGGTTCCGTGCCGGGCCCCATCGAACCGGCTATATCGAAGCGCTCGATGCTCACCTTGGCGCGATAACTGCTGATTTTCTGGGCGAGAGGTGCAGGAAGTGAGGAAACATCAATCCCTTCCTGACCCTGGTGCTGCACATCCAGCCATCCGTGAGGAAGGTCTCGCGCAGCTTCAATCTTTCTCGCGAGTCTGTCCCCAAGGTTTCGCTTTGGGTTAGGAGAGACGATGAGGCTGATGACCGATGCGGCCGTTCCGCACGAGTCGGCGAACTCGGCCTGAGATGGAGCCTGCTGGATGAGTTTTCGCAGGTTTTCCCTGCGCACGGTGTTGATGTCCATGGCGAAATTTTCGCCTCTTTTATCTATCTGATAAATAATCGACACGATAAACCTTGCTTGCCTTGAAATTATCTGTGAGATAAATTTGATTTATCTGACCGAAGGTGAGCCTATGAAGACCCCCATCCCCGATATGCAGAAGTGGCTTTCTGGAGCCACTGATGACGAGCGCCGGCGCGTTGCTGATGAAGCCGGGATCTCTGTTGGTTATCTCTGGCTGATTGCCGGAGGGCACCGGAAGCCCAGCGAAGGCGTTGCATCGAAGCTTCATAAGGCCACGAATGGTCAGGTTTCAGCGTTCTCGTTCTTTCCCGAACTGGCCGCGATAGCCGCAGCCCGTCAAGAGTTGGCGTCCTGACCATGTCCACAACTCAATTGGACCAGGATCAGGCGATCAGGGCCCGCAAGAACTTCGCCATCCTCATGCAACGGCTTGCGTCGGTCGGCAACGCGCCGGTGGCGGTTGCGGTGGGTTGCGACGAGGCCACGATCAGCCGGATGAAGCCGGAGAAGTTCCAGCAGTTCTGCGAGATCCTCGCGGTGCTGGACCTGAAGGTGGTGCCGAAGGGCATGCGCTGTTTCGACGAGCGCGACATCGAGGCGATCCTTTACCAGGCCAAGCGCTGGATGGATCACGTCCAGGGCGTTGATCAGCTCGTGGCGGACTGACGATGCCGTCGTTCCTGATCTGCGACGCCGAGTGGGACGCCTTGGTGGACGAGCCGCATCAGCTGCTCAAGGTCTACTGCGCCATTCGCATGCACATGGACTACCGCACCGGGTTCTCCGGCGAAGTCCGGCGCCTGAGCGAGCAGATGCTGATCGAGGTCCTGAGCATCCCCGCATCACCTGGCCGTCCAGCGCATAAGGCCACCCGCAAGGAAATCCGCTACGCCATCGATGCCCTGGTTCGCCGCGGTCTTCTTGAGCCCATGGGAAGCATCGGCCCCTTCGTTTTCCACCTTCCGAAGGCTGAACGGGATAAATCCGTCTCGGAGAGGTGGGGCCAGAGGTTTGTCACAGGTGGGGCCAGACCTAGGGCCTTAGGTGGGGCCAATGATTTTGATCCAGAGGGTGCGGATTTACTGGCTTGCAGCGAGATAGATGGATCAGGCAGGGCCTTAGGTGGGGCCGGAGGTTCGACCGAGGTGGGGCCAGAGGTGGGGCCTACATCCGGTCTTCCTCCAAAAGAACTTCCTACTTCCCTTCCGCGCGCGAGCCATGACCCCCCAGATCGCTTCCCGATGCACGACGCATGGACGCCAAGCCCCAGAGGCTGGCCAGCGACGTTGGTGCGAATCGGGATGCAAGGGTTCCAGCTGCGCGATGACGACCTCCTCGAATTCCGCAGCTACTGGATCAACCGACACGACAAGTACCAGTCACAGGGCCAGTGGGAGCACCAACTGGCGAAAGACCTGAAGCGCAAGCACCGCTACGACCAGAACAGGAGCAGCCATGGAAACCATCGAGCCGAAAACCCCCAAGGGCCCAGCGAGCGCCGGCGACCTGGCCAACGCTCACTTTCTGCAGTCGAGCAGGTCGACCTCGCCATCGATGAGCAGCGAGCAAGCCTCGCCAAAGCTTGTGGAGCCACTGGCGCTGCCTTTGCTGGAGAGCCTCTGGAAGACCATGGTGCAGACCTACGGCCACCGCTGGACGGCGAATTTTGGCCCAGTCCCGAAGCCTGACCACGCCTGGGCGAAGCACCTGACCGGCCTGACCAGCAAGCAACTGGCCAATGGCCTGGCCCAGCTCAGCAGCATGGAGAACGACGGATGGCCCCCATCGGCTCCACAATTCCGCGCCATGTGCCTGCAGGTTCCCGGCATGCCCACCGACGATGAAGCCTGGGAGGAAGCTCTGCGCGGCGTGTACAGCCACGAAGCGGTGCGGATCGCTGCGAAGGCCACCGGCACCTGGGACCTGAAGCACGCCAAGCTGAGCGACAAGTCACTGCGCAAGGTGTTCTCGCGCAACTACGCCATCGTCAAGGCCCGCGCCGCCATGGGTAAGCCGCTCGACGGCGAGATCCCGAAGGCCATCGCCTTCGAGGAGAAGACACCGATGCAGGTGCAACTGGCGAAGTCGCACCAGGAAGCACGCGACCTGATCACTGCGCAGGGGCTGCCGACCAATCCGAGCCAGGCGCGCGAGCTGCTGCTGGCCAAGATGGGGCTGCAGCGCCGGAAAGCTCCAGAGGTGCGCCGCGATGCATGACCTGCGCCCGGTCGTGTTCATCGTGCCAGGCGAGCCGGTGGGGAAGGGTAGGCCGCGCATCGGCCGCGTCGCAGGCCACGCCCGGATGTTCACGCCGGAGAAGACCGTGGCGTATGAATCCCTTGTGGCGCTGGCCGCTCAGAAAGCGCTCGCAGGCCGCTCCCTGATCGCCGGCCCAGTGCTCATCGAGTTGCGGATGTTCCACCCCATTCCTCGGTCCTGGTCGAAGAGGCGCCAGGCAATGGCGCTAGTTGGCGAGGTGATGCCCACCGTGAAATGTGACGCGGACAACTGCCTGAAGGCGGTATGTGACGCGCTCAACGGGGTCGTGTGGAAGGACGATACTCAGGTCGTCAACGTGATGCTGGCGAAGCGGTACGCCGAGGTCCCGCGCGTCGAGGTGAAGATTGTTCCGCTGATGGCTGAAGGGGCGCAGCGATGACCACAGAAAACCACAGGGGAGAGCCGAAATGAGACTGATCAGCGCGCGACAGGCCTGGCACGATTGCATGTACGAAAACCGCGATTCGGTCCTCGCCGTAGCCGCCGAGAAGGCGAAGCTGGGGAAGCGGGGGCGGGTGGCCAACGAGACCCACGCCGAGCGGAAGGACACCAACGGGAAGAGCGCGCACATGTTGGCGGCTGGGCTGGTGATGTCGGCCATCGGCACCCTGCCGAAGCCACTGCAGCACTTCGGGCATACGCTCTACTCGCCGCTGGCTACCGGTGACGACGTGGCGATCGCTCACGGCCTTGTCTGGATCGGCGCCGGCCTCGGCCAGCTGACCCAGCGTCAGGGCGAGCGGGCCTACTGGATGGCTCTGGCCGCGATCAACTCGCATAAGCGGGCGGTGAACGGCCGGGACACGCTGGGCCCAGGCGAGGTCTGCCTGTTCATCGAGGAGCGCCTCGGGTGCCGGATAGACCCCAGCCACTGGGCGCGGGACTACGCCAGCACCTGGGAGCGGCTGGCGCGCCACGTCGACAAGTTGGACGCCCAGGCCCTGAAGCCGGTAGCCGAGGTGGTAGCGAAGCAGAGCGGATTGCGGAAGGGACCTGGCTGGCGCTGGCAGCAGGTCGACCGGGATGTGGTCGCCGAGCAGCGTGCTGAGTCCTACGCGCAACGCCGGGAGCACCATCAGCAGCGCCTGGCCGAACGCCTGCGCCGGATGTCCGACCAGCAGCTATCGCGCTGGGCGTTGCGGATGAAGCGGTATGGCGAGGCTTACCGGTCGGAGTGGGGCGAGGACGTCCTGGAACTGCCCGAGGTGCACCAGCGATACCATGACCGCGTGGCGGCCTACTGGACCCAGCGGGAGCGGCTAAAACAGGTCGCTTGACGTTTTGGCGAGCATTTGGGTATCGTTTTGCCACTGTGCACAGCTACACCCGCACGAATAAACACACCGAAACCCGGCCCTTGCGCCGGGTTTTTTGTTTTCAGCCGGAGGACCAGATGGAACCCACGACCTCCATCGGTATTGGCGCGCTGTTTGCCAAGTACAGCGTGACCATCGCCGGGTTCTGGGGCTCCATCCTCTCGCTCGGCTTCCTGAAAGACCTGACCCGCCTCCAGGCCGCCCTGGCCGTCGGCACCGGGTTTGGCTGCGCCACCTACTGGACCCAGCCCGTCGCTGGCTGGCTATCCCGAACCTACCTCATCCCCCTGGATGACGCCTTCCTCGCCGGCGTCGCGTTCACCATAGGCCTACTGGCCATGAACGTGATCCCCGGCCTGAAAGCCTTTGCGGAGCGCTTCCTCACGCCCCGAGGTGCCTGACCATGATGAACTCGATCCTCATGGGATTGGACGCCCTGCTGTGCATTCTCGTGGTACTGGCTGCGCTGGACTTCCTGCGCTCCGTCCACCTGTTCGAGCATCCGATCCTGAGCCTTTCGTTCTACCTGGTCGCCCTCGGAGCCTTCGGCTTGCTGGTCGAGCTGGCAAAGGGCTACTGGGTCAGCCCGTGGGCGGTGGTCATGCACTTGGGCGTGGTGGTCTACGCCTGGACGCGCCGGAAGCAGATTTTTCAGTACGACTGGAGGTGGGACGGGGCAGAGCGTCGACGGCCACATCCCTGATTCGAGGTTCACATGGCGCTGAACAAGAAGCGGCGCCTGTTCGTCGAGGAGTACCTGGTCGACCTCAACGCGACGCAGGCAGCCATCCGCGCGGGGTACGCAACGAAGCGTGCGGCCGAGATGGGTTACGAGCTGCTCCGCGTGCCGGAGGTAGCCGAGGCGATCGCCCAGGCCATGGCCGAGCGCTCCAAGCGCACTGAGGTTTCTTCCGACTACGTCGTCCGCCGCCTGCGCGAGATCGACGAGATGGACGTCCTGGACATCCACGAGGACGACGGCAGCTTCAAGCCTATCCGCGAGTGGCCCAAGGTTTGGCGCCAGTTCCTGTCCGGCATAGAGGTCGCCGAGCTGTTCGAAGGCCGTGGCGATGATCGCCGCATCGCCGGCGTGCTCCGCAAGGTCAAGTGGCCGGACAAGCTCCGCAACCTGGAGCTGCTGAGCCGGCACGTCGGCACCGAGTCGGCTGCCCTGGACATTGAGCTGAAGCGCCTGGAAGTGGCGAAGAAGCGTGCTGAGCTGAAGCTGCTGGAGAACCCCGAGGACGATGCGCCGCCGACCAGCGTCGCGGTGACCATCATCGACGCGAGGGTGCGCGATGCCGACGCTGAATAGGCCCCAGGCGAAGTTCCTGGCCCTGCCGCACAAGTTCTGCGGCTTCGTGGCCGGGTTCGGCTCCGGCAAGACCTGGGTTGGCTGCTCCGGCTTGGCCCAGCACGCCTGGGAGTGGCCGCGCATCAACGCCGGCTACTTCGCACCGACCTACGCCCAGATTCGCGACATCTTCTACCCCACGATCGAGGAAGTGGCTTTCGACTGGGGGCTGCGCACCAAGATCAACCAGGCGAACCATGAGGTTCACCTCTACAGCGGCAGCGCCTACCGCACGACGATCATCTGCCGCTCCATGGAGAAGCCGCAGACCATCGTCGGCTTCAAGGTTGGCCGCTCCCTGGTGGACGAGCTCGACGTCCTGTCGCTGATCAAGGCCCAGCAGGCCTGGCGCAAGATCATCGCGCGGATGCGCTACAAGGTGGACCGCCTGCGCAACCGCGTGGACGTCACCACCACCCCGGAAGGATTCAAGTTCGTCTTCCAGCAGTTCGTGAAGCAGCTGCGCGAGAAGCCGCATCTGCAGGAGCTGTACGGCCTGGTCCAGGCCAGCACCTACGACAACGAGGCGAACCTTCCGGACGACTACATCGATTCCCTGATGGAGTCGTACCCGCCGCAGTTGATCGCTGCGTACCTGCGCGGCCAGTTCGTCAACCTGACGTCGGGCACGATCTACACGGCCTACGACCGCAAGCTCAACGCCTCGCAGGAAACCGCGCAGCCTGGCGAGCCGCTGTTCGTGGGCATGGACTTCAACGTCGGCAAGATGGCCGCCGTGGTGCATGTGAAGCGCCTGGGCCTACCGCACGCGGTCGACGAGATCATCAACGGCTACGACACGCCGGACATGATCCGGCAGCTGAAGGAGCGGTTCTGGCTGTACGCCGACGGCGATTACCGGCCGACGCGCCAGATCAGGATCTACCCCGACGCCTCGGGTGACTCGCGCAAGTCCGTCCGGGCGAGTGAGACCGACATAGCGCTGCTCAAACAAGCCGGCTTCATCGTCTCGGCGCCCGCCGCCAACCCTCCGGTGAAGGACCGGATCAACTCCATGAACGCCATGTTCTGCAACGCCAAGGGCGAGCGGCGGTATCGGGTGAACCCCGACCGGTGCCCGACCTACGCCGATGCCTTGGAGCAGCAGGTGTGGGGCACCAACGGCGAGCCGGACAAGTCAGCCGACATCGATCACCCCAATGACGCGGGTGGCTACTTCATCCACAAGGAGTTCCCGATCAATCGGTACTCCCTCGCAGGTGTTTCCTAATGGGCGTAGTCCGCTTCCTCAGCGACAAGCTGGTCAACTTCGTGGCCAACTTGGGCACGGAGCGCGACAAGGCCGCCGGCAGCTTCTACGCGCCGGTGATGCTCACCGACGAGCAGCTGCTCAACGCCTACCGTGGCGCCTGGTTCCCCCGCAAGGTCGTCGACATCCCCGCCAAGGACGCCACCCGGCGCTGGCGGGCATGGCAGGCCAGCAAGCAGCAGATCGAGAAGATCGAGGCCGAGGAGAAGCGCCTGCAGGTCAAGGCCCGCACCATGGAGGCGCTGATCAAGGCGCGCCTCTGGGGCGGTGCCGCGATCTTCATCGGTACCGGCGATATCGATACCAGCAAGCCGCTGAATCCCGATCGCATCAAGGCCGGCGGCATCAAGTACCTGACGGTCATGAGCCGGCGCGACCTCTCGGCCACCGAGCAGGACCGCGACGTCATGTCGCCGAACTACGGCAAGCCCAAGGCCTACCGACTTGGCGGCAGCGCGATCGAGATTCACCCGTCCCGCTTGGTGATCTTCACCGGCGCCGACATCCCCGACCAGGACCTGGCCAGCGGCAACCAGTTCGGCTGGGGCGATTCGGTCTTGCAGGCCGTATTCGAGGCTATCCAGCAGATCGACAGCACCATGGCCAACGTGGCCAGCCTGATCTTCGAGGCGAAGGTCGACATCATCAGCATCCCTGACTTCATGCAGGGCATGAACGACAAGGAGTACGAGAAGAAGCTGCTGGAGCGCTTCCGCCTGGCTGCCACGGCCAAGGGCATCAATGGCTGCCTGCTGCTGGACAAGGAGGAGGAGTACAGCAGCAAGTCTGCCAACTTCAGCACGCTGCCGGACATCATGGACCGCTTCATGCAGGCCGGATGCGGAGCCGCTGACATACCAGCCACCCGCATGCTCAGCCAATCGCCCGCCGGAATGAACTCCACCGGCGAAGCTGACCTGCGCAACTACTACGACCGCATCCAGTCCAGCCAAGAGCTCGACATCACGCCGGCCATGTCAGCGCTGGACGAGTGCCTGGTGCGCTCTGCGCTGGGAAGCCGCCCCCCGGAAATACACTACATCTGGAACAGCCTCTGGCAGACCACGGCGAAGGAGCGGGCGGACATCGGCAAGACCACTGCCGAGACCATCAAGACCATCTCCGAGACCAAGCTCTTCCCCGCAGACGCGCTCAGCAAGGCCGCCGAGACCCTGCTGGTGGAGAACAGCGTCATGCCAGGCCTGGAATCGGCACTGGAGGAGTTCGGCTCCGAGGTGCCGGAAGACGAGCGGGACGAGGAGGGTGGCACCACCAAGCTGCAGGACGCCGCAGCGCGCACGCTCTACGTGTCCCGCAAGGTGCTGAACACTGGCGCGATCATTGACTGGGCGAAGGCCCAGGGCTTCGAGACCACGCTTCCTGCCGAAGACCTGCATGTCACCGTCGCCTACAGCAAGACTCCGGTCGATTGGATGGCAGTCGCTCAGGCCTGGACCAACAAGCCGAACGGCAACCTGACCAGTTCCGCCGGCGGCCCCCGCATGGTCGAGCAGTTCGGGGAGGGCGCCATTGTCCTGCTGTTCAACAACACCGAGCTGACCTGGCGACACCAGGGCATTCTCGACGCCGGCGCCTCCTGGGATTGGCCGGACTACCAGCCGCACATCACCTTCACCTACCAGCCCGGCAGCGTCGACCTTGACCAGGTCGAACCGTACCGCGGCGTCATCGAGCTTGGCCCGGAGATCTTCGAAGAGATCCCCCCGAGCTGGTCGGACGACCTCAACGAGGAATAGCAATGCTCCTTCTCGACCACTCCCTGTCGGTGTCCGGGGTTCGCCGGACCACTGACGGATACCTCGTGGCCGTCGCCAAGGTGGCGCGCATCGGCGTGCAGGACTACCTCGGTTCCGAGGTCGGCAAACCAGAGATGCCTCTGGTCCGCGTCTACCGGCCGCCGGAGGCGGTGTTCGCTGAGGACGCCATGCGCTCCTACGCCTTCCGCCCGATGACCAACGACCACCACGGCGAGGTGAACGCCGACAACTGGAAGGAGCTGGCTGTCGGGAACACCGGCGCCGAGGTCCTTCGCGACGGCGACTTTGTCCAGGTCCCGCTGGTGCTGATGGATGCCAACACGATCCGCGACTACGAGGCCGGCAAGCGTGAGCTGTCCATGGGGCTTGAAGCCTCCGTCGTATTTCAGGACGGCGTCACCCCCGATGGTGAGCCCTACGACGCCATCGTCACGGATATGCGAATGAACCACCTCGCCCTGGTCGACAAGGCCCGAGGCGGCGAGCAACTACGCATCGGGGACGCGCGCAGCCCCGCTGCGAAACCCCCTGCGCAGAAACCGAAAGGAGGCCATGACATGGCTGATGCACTCCGCAAACTCCTGGTCGATGGCCTCACGATCGAGACCACCGAGCAGGGCGCCCAGGTCGTCGAGAAGCTGCAGAAGCAGCTGCAGGACGCTGGTGTGAACCTCAAAACCATCCAGGACGCCCACGCCAGCGCAACCCGCTGAACCTGGAGGCCATGCTCGGCTTCTACTTCGCTCTGCCGATCCGCGTGCGTCCCTTCAACGGCCGCTGGCTGGCCATCGAAACGTCGCAACGCACGCGCCTGGGCCGCGCCAATGCCGTGCTCGGGCAGAGCGCGGTCACCGGTCGGCGTACCTGGGACTACCAGTCCTGCGTGCGCATCGAGCTGGGGCCGCTGGCGCTGGAGGACTACCGGCGCTTCCTGCCTGGGCACGCCGACCACCAGCGCCTGGTGGAGCTGGTGCGCTTCTACCTGGGCGTCGAGCTGGATTTCGAGGTCGCCCCGCGCCTGCGCCGCGAGGCGGTCCCCCTGGCCACCCTGGGCCGTGGCGGCGAGTTGTCCCTGGGCCGGCTCGGCTGGCTGAAACGTCCCGGCGCGCACGCCGAACCCTCGCGCTGCGCGCTGTTCCGCATTCCTTACGATGGGGTCCGCCTGTGAACCTGAAATCCCTGTTCGCCAAGCTCAACGACAGCTGCCGCAGCGCCACCGAAGGGGCAGCCGGACTCTGCCTCGCCGAGCGCCACTACGACGTCGACATCGAACACCTGCTGCTGCAATTGCTGGACGCCGAGGGCAACGATCTGCAGGCCATCCTGCGTCACTACGAAGTGCGGCCCGACCGCCTGCAGGCCCAACTGCAACAGGCGCTGGCCGGGTTCAAGACCGGTAACACCCGTACCCCGGCACTGTCGCCGCACATCACCCGGCTGATCGAGCGCGCCTGGGTGCTGGCGTCCATCGAATACGGCGAGGCGCAGATCCGCAGCGGCCACCTGTTCCAGGCACTGCTCGACGACGCCGAACTGCGCCGGGTGGCGCTGGCCTCCGCGCCCGAACTGGAGAAGATCAACCCCGACGATCTGCGCCTGAACCTGGTGGCGCTCACCGAGGCCAGCGGCGAGGTGCAGCAGGCCCAGGCCGCGCCGCAACCGGACTCTGTCACTGCGGCCCCGGGCGCGTCTCGCGGCAAGACACCAGCGCTGGACCAGTACACCATCGACCTGACGCGCAACGCCCGCGAAGGTTGCATCGACCCGGTATTGGGCCGCGAGGCTGAGGTGCGGCAGATGGTCGACATCCTCACCCGCCGCCGACAGAACAACCCGATCCTCACCGGCGAGGCCGGCGTCGGCAAGACCGCAGTGGTGGAAGGCCTGGCCCTGCGCATCGCCCAGGGCGAGGTGCCGCCCCCGCTGCAGGGCGTGGCCATCCATACCCTCGACCTGGGCCTGCTGCAGGCCGGCGCCGGGGTCAAGGGCGAGTTCGAGAACCGTCTCAAGCAGGTGATCGAAGAGGTCAAGCGCAGCCTGCACCCGATCATCCTGTTCATCGACGAGGCCCATACCCTGATCGGCTCCGGCGGCCAGGCCGGACAGAACGATGCGGCCAACCTGCTCAAACCGGCGCTGGCCCGCGGCGAGCTGCGCACCATCGCCGCCACCACCTGGGCCGAATACAAGAAGTACTTCGAGAAGGACGCCGCCCTGGCCCGCCGCTTCCAGGTGGTCAAGGTGGAAGAGCCGGACGAGGACAGCGCCATCCACATGCTCCGTGGCCTGCTGGAGAAGATGCAGGCGCACCACCGTGTCGCCGTGCTCGACGATGCTATCGTCCAGGCCGTGCGCCTATCCAGCCGCTACCTCAGCGGTCGCCAGTTGCCGGACAAGGCGGTGAGCGTGCTCGACACCGCCTGTGCCCGCGTGGCCCTGGCGCAGGCGGCGCAGCCCGGCACGCTGGAGGATTGCCTGCGTGAAGGCGACAACCTGCGCGCCGAGATCTCCGTGCTGGAAAAGGAGAACGCCAGCGGCGCCGATCATGCAGCGCGCCTGGCCGAACTGAAGGCCGCCCTGGAACAGGTGCGCCAGCGCGAGGAAGTGCTGAAGGCGCAGTGGCAGCGCGAGCTGGAACTGGTCAAGCGCCTGCACGAATTGGAGGCCCGCGCGGAGGCGGGGGAGGGCGAGGCGCTGCGGGCGGACCTCGCGGCATTGCGTGCCGAGCTGACCGAGGTGCAGGGCGAGACGCCATTGGTTCACGCCCGCGTCGACGGCGGCACCATCGGCGAAGTGATCTCCGCCTGGACCGGCATCCCCCTGGGCAAGATGCTGCGCGACGAGATCGACACCGTACAGCGCCTGCCATCCCTGCTCGGCGAGCGCGTGCTTGGCCAGGACCACGCCCTGGAAGAGATCGGCAAGCGTATCCGCATTTCCCGCGCGCGCCTGGAAGACCCGAACAAGCCCATCGGCGTATTCCTCCTGCTCGGCCCCAGCGGTGTCGGCAAGACCGAGAGCGCCCTGGCCCTGGCGGACATCCTCTATGGCGGCGAGCGCAACCTGATCACCATCAACATGTCCGAGTACCAGGAGGCGCACACCGTCTCCAGCCTCAAGGGTTCGCCGCCGGGCTACGTCGGCTACGGCGAGGGCGGCGTGCTGACCGAGGCGGTGCGCCGCAAGCCCTACAGCGTGGTGCTGCTGGACGAGGTGGAGAAGGCCCACCCGGACGTGCTGGAGCTGTTCTTCCAGGTCTTCGACAAGGGCGTGCTGGACGACGGCGAGGGCCGCGAGATCAACTTCCGCAACACCGTGATCATCCTCACCTCCAACGTCGGCACCGAGCGGATCATGCAGTGGTGCCTGGGCACCGAGGCCGCTCCCGCTCCGGCGGAGATCGTCGAGGGCCTGCGTGACACCCTCAACCAGGTGTTCAAGCCGGCCTTCCTCGGCCGCCTGAGCATCGTGCCCTACTACCCGGTACAGGACGCCGTGCTGCAGCGCATCGTCGCGCTCAAGCTGGAGCGCCTGCGCCAGCGCTTCGAGCGCAACCACCAGGCCAGCCTGAACTTCGACGCCGAGCTGGTCCCGGCCATCGCCGCCCGCTGCACCGAAGTCGACAGCGGCGCGCGCAACATCGACAACATCCTGTCCGGGACGCTGATGCCGGAGCTGGCCCAGCGCGTCCTCGAGCGGATGGCCCAGGGCAAGCCCCTGCAGAGCCTGTCCGTACGCCTGGGCAAGGATGGCGATTTCGCCTACCGCATCCGCTGAGGACCGCCGCGATGACTTTCTCCGCTTCCCGAAAACTGCGCCTCGTCGGCCTGCTGCTGCTCGCCGCGGGGCTCTCCGCCTGCGGGGTGATGGACCGCGTGGGCAAGCGCATGGACGGCACCTGGGCCGGCGACATGCTGTTCAGCGACCGCGACAAGGTGACCCTCACCGTCGATGGCGGCAACGACCTCAACCCCGGCCGCGACGGCAAGCCGCTATCGGTGGTGGTTCGGGTGTACCAGCTGAACTCGCTGGAGCGCTTCCTGACCGCCGACTCCGATGCCTTATGGGACACGCCCAAGGTGGCGCTGGGCAACACCCTGCTGGATGCTCGCGAGCTGACTCTGCTGCCGGGCATGGGCCAGGTGGAGCAGTGGCCCATGGCTCTGGAGGCCCGCTACATCGGCGTTGCCGCCTTCTTCCGCGACACGCGCCAGACGCGCTGGAAGGTGGCTGTGGCGGCCGACTCCATGCGCAAGGAGGGCGTGCTGTTCTCCTCCAGCGAAGGGGCGCGCATCTACCTCGAAGGCAGTCGCGTGGCGGTGGCCCGGGGCACCGACGTGCTCGATGACCCGGCGGCGCGCCAACTGGCTGCCAGTGCCCCCGGGGAGCAGCCGGGCGCCACCGCGCCGCTGCTGCAGAAGGCCGGCGACAGTGTCCTGCGCGCCGCCGGCGAGAGTGTCGAGAACGGCGTGCACGACGCGCTGGAAAGCAAGGTCAACTCAGCCCTGGAAGGCAGTCTATGAGCAAGAGCAGTCGGGTGATGTGGTCGGAGGGCATGTTCCTCCTACCGCAGCATTTCCAGTATCAGGACGAGTTCCACCAGCACCAGCTGGCCCAGGCCACCCTGCGCAGCACGCCGTTCCACTGGGGTGTTCAACTGCTGGAGCTGGACGAGGAGGCGCTGGCCAACGGCGTGCTGCAACTGTCGCGGCTGAAGCTGGTGTTCCCGGACGGCACCCTCTACGACGCCCCGCAGCACGACCCGCTGCCGGCCGCGCGCGACCTCAAGGACCTGCTGCGTGAAAGCGACCTGAAGGTCTACGCAGCGCTGCGCCGGCCCGAGCCCTATGGCCTCAACTACGTCGAAGACGGTGCCACCGAGCAGGGCGCGCGGCGTTTCCGCAAGCAGTTCGACACCCTGCCGGACCTCAACGAGGGCGACCTGGAGAACGAGATCACCAGCCTGCGTCTGAACGTGGTGCTGCTGATCGAGGGCGACAACCTCGACGGCTTCACCTACTGTCCGCTGGCCAACCTGGTGCGCAACAACGCCGGCGGCTTCAACCTCGACGGCCATTTCGTCCACCCTTGCCTGCACCTGGGCGCCCATGACACCCTGCTGGGCATCGCCCGGCGCCTGCTCGGCGTGCTCCAGGCCAAGAGCGAAGCGCTGTCCGACCGGCGCCGCGAGCGTGCCGACCAGATCGCCGAGTTCGGCTCCAGCGACGTCACCCTGTTCTGGCTGCTGTACACGGTCAACCGCGCCTACCCGGCGTTGGCACACCTGCTGCAGCATCCGCGGCTGCACCCGGAGCAGCTCTACCGCTTCCTCGCCGAGCTGGCCGGAAGCCTGCTGACCTTCTCGCTGAATATCCAGCTCAAGGACATTCCGCCGTACGACCACGACGACCCGGCCGCCTCGCTGCTGCGCCTGGATGCATTGCTGCGCGAACTGCTGGACAACGTGGTGCCCAACCAGTACGTGCCCATCGCGGTGGAGCAGACCAAGCCCTCCTACTACGTCGGCCGTCTGCACGACCCGCGCCTGGCCGAGGCCGACTTCTATATCTCGGTGCACGCCGACATGCCTGGCGCCAGCCTGCTGGAGCTGGTGCCGCGGGCCTTCAAGGTGGGCTCGCCGGAAGACATCGAGGTGGTGGTCAACACCGCCATGCCCGGCGCCGCCTTGAACCACGCCACGCGCCTGCCCAACGCCATTCCGGTGCGCCTGGACAACCACTACTTCTCCATCGAACCGCACGGCCGCGTCTACCAGCGCATGATGGACGCCCAGGCCATCGCCTTCTACGTGCCCAGCGCGTTCGCCAACCTCAAGCTCGAACTGATGGCGGTGCTCAAATGAACGAAGCCGTGATGCCTGCGACCCTGCTGCAGCAGGGCGAGAAACCCACGCTCAAGGACCTGGCCAAGGACTTCCTGTCCATGGCCCTGATGATTCGCCGCGGTCGCCAGGCACAGAGCGTCGAGCGCTTCCTGGCCAGCGTCGACGACTTCTTCGCCTCTCTGGAACGCAATGCCCGCGCCGCCGGCTACAGCGTCGAGCAGGTGCGCGACACCCAGTACGCGCTCTGTGCCTTCCTCGACGAAAGCGTGCTCAACGACAGCGGCAGCAACATCCGCAGCCACGTGGAACTGCATCCACTGCAGTTCAAGTACTTCGGCGTGCACCTGGCGGGCGAGGGCTTCTTCGACAAGCTCGAGGCGCTGCGCGCCGACGTCAAGACCAACCTCGACGTGCTGGAGGTCTACCACCTGTGCCTGGCCCTGGGTTTCGAGGGCAAATACAACCTCGAACAGAAGGACCAGCTGCGCTACCTCGCCAACACCCTGGGCCAGGACATCGCCCGCTACCGCAAGGCGCCGCGCACCCTGGCGCCGGACTGGGCACTGCCGGACCAGGTCTCGCAGATGATCCGCTACGAGGTGCCGCTGTGGGTCTACGTCGGGCTGATCGCGCTGCTCTGCGCGGCCCTCTACTTCACCCTCGACTGGCTGCTGGGCAAGGACGTGGCGGCCCTCGCCGGGCAACTGGACGCGTTGTTCGGCCATTGAGCCTCGCCTTCATCGATCAGGTCAGGAAGACATGAAAGTCATATTCCGCGCACTCAAGAGTTTCTGGTTCGCCCTGCCGTTGTTGTGGCTCGTCGGCATGCTGCTGTGCTGGTTTGTGCTGCCGCGCTGGCTGCCGCAGCGCGAGAGCGTGCTGGTGGCCATGGCGCTGTTCAGCGCCTTCTGCCTGTTGCTGGTGGTGCTGCGCCAGTACCGGCGCATCCGCGCCGAGCGCAACATCGAGAACCTGGTCCAGCTCGAGGTGGACCGCAGCGCCGGCAGCGGCGGCGAGTTCCGCGACTCCCAGGTGTTGCAGCAGCGCCTGAAACACACCATCGCGTTGCTGCGTGCCTCGCGTGCGGCGGGTGGCGGCGGCAAGGCGGCGCTGTACGACCTGCCCTGGTACCTGGTGGTGGGCATGTCGGCCTCGGGCAAGACCTCCCTGCTGACGCGCTCGGGTCTGTCGGCCAGCATTGCCGGGCAGAGTGCGACGGACAGCGGCACCCAGCATTGCGACTGGTATTTCAGCCCGGAAGCGGTGCTCATCGACACCGCCGGCCGCTACCTCACCGACGACCAGTCGGCCCAGGAGTTCGCCGAATTCCTCAAGCTGTTGCGCCGCCAGCGCCGCAAGCCGGCCGTCAACGGCCTGGTGCTGGTGGTCAGCCTGCCCGGCCTGCTGGCCGCCTCCCATGACGAGCGCGGCGAGCTGGCCGAGCGCCTGGCGCAGCGCATCCAGACCTACAGCCAGTGCCTGGGGGTGAACCCGCCGATCTACCTGATGCTCAGCAAGGTCGACCTGCTGCCCGGCTTCTCCCAGGCCTTCGACGCGCTGGACGCCACCGCCCGCCAGCAGCCGCTGGGCATCACCTTCAGCCTCGGCGAGCTGCGCCAGCACGGCCTGCGCGGCGCGCTGCAGGACAAGTTCGGTGCGCTGCTGGCCAGCCTGGAACAGCACATCGGTGCCCAGCTCGGCATCCTGGGCGGGCGCGCCGACGCCAGCCTGCTGCAGTTCCCGCGCTACCTGGGCGAGCTGTCCGGGTTGCTCGGCGATTTCCTCGAGAGCTTCGAGCGCGCCGCGCGCCAGCGCACCCCGGCGGTGCTGCGTGGCCTGTACTTCACCAGCGCCCTGCAGACCGACCAGGTGCTGCCGCCGCTGCTGGAGGAGGTGGTGGCCGAGAACTTCGCCCTGGACGCCGATACCGTCGAGCGCCCGGACGAGAACCTGGCGCGGCGCATTGGCGAGCGCAGCTACTTCATCACCGACACCTTCCGCCGGGTGATCTTCCCCGACCGGGATCTCAGCCTCTATTACTCGCGCTTGGGCAGGCGCAAGACACTGGCGCCCAGTCTGCTGGCCGTCGCCGTGCTGGCCGGGGTGGGTCTGGCCGCCTGGCAGGGCTGGTCGTTCGCCAACAACCGCGCCTGGCTCGACGGCCTGCGCGCCCAGTTGGGCGGCGCCGGCCAGGACCCGGCCCAGGACCTGGAACTGCTGCGCACCCGCCTGGCCGAGGTCGACAATCAGCGGCAGAATGGCGTACCCCTGCGCCAGGGGGCCGGCCTCTATGCCGGCGACGACTTGCGCTCTTCGCTGCAACGGGCCTACCTGGATCAACTGCAGCGCCAGGCCCTGGAGCCGGTGGGCCGAGAGTTGCAGCGGCGTCTGCGCAACCTCGATGACTTCGCTCAGAGCCTGGGCGCTACCCTCACTGTACCCGTCGAGGCCGGCAAGGCGCCGGGCCGTAGCAGCGATGCCACCGGCGCGGCGCTGCGCCAGGTGCGCCAAGGCAACGCCGCTGCCGCCCCGTCCCTGGGCGGTGTGCCCCGTAGTGTTGGTGACCTGGGCTCGCGCCTGCGTGGCGAAGCGGGCAGTCGCCTGCGTGAAGCCGCGCGTGATGCGCGTCGCGGCGCCCTGGCCGAGTTGGCCGCCGACAAGGCCGCGGATACCTCCGGCGAGCGTGCCGCCGCTGCGGGCCTGAGCCTGTCCGAGGAGGTCCTCGACCGTCTCGACGAACACCAGGTGGCCTCGTTGATCGAGGCCTACGACGCGCTCAAGCTCTACCTGATCCTCACCCGCCCGGAACAGCACGCCGATGCCGACTTCGTCGCCGCTACCCTGCCGCAGGCTTGGGAGCGCGCCCAGGCCGGGGAGGGGGGCGACAAGCTCGACCCCGCGGTGGTGCGTGCCAACAGCGCCATGTACGTTCGTTACCTGCGGGCCGGAGAGGCACCGGCGCTGCGCCGCAACGAGGAACTGGTGGCCGAGGCACGGCAGAACCTCAAGTCCTTCATGCGCGCCAGTTCGCTGGTGGATCGCGAGTACCTGCGTCTGCAGCTGGAAGCCGACCGCCAGTTCCCCGCGCTGACCCTCAACGACCTGGTGCCGCTGCCCGGGCGCAACCTGCTGTATTCCAGCGAGGCGATCCCGGCGCTCTACAGCCGCCAGGGCTGGGAGCAGTTCCTGCGGCCGGAGCTGATCAGGCTGCTTTCCGGCGACCTGCGCAACGAGTCCGATTGGGTGCTCGACGGCGAGGGCGGCGATGGCCTGGTGCAGAAGGCCAACTTCATGCGCGAGCTGATGGCCCGCTACAAGGCCGACTACGCCGAGGTCTGGATGCGCTTCCTGGCCGGTACCGGTGTGCGCCAGTTCGGCGACATGCAGGGCGCCACCCGGCAGTTGTCGCTGTACAGCGACGTGCAGAACTCGCCGCTCAAGCAACTGCTCGCGGCGGTGGACCGCAACACCAGCTGGGACCAGCCGGAGAGGCCGGCGCAGAAGGTCGCCAGCGCCGTCGAAGACAGCTTCTGGATGCGGGTGAAAGGGGTGTTCGGCGATGACGCCGAAGCGGCCGCCAAACAGATGAGCACGCCGCTGCCCAAGGTCGACGACGGCAGCCTGGCCAAGCGCTTCGAACCGGTGGCGCGGCTGTTCGCCCGGGAGAACCCCGAAGGCGCCGACAGCACCGTCATGGATCGCTACCTGGCCTCGCTGCGCCGGCTCAAGGTGCGCCTGGCCAACGTCCAGCGTTCCCAGGACGTGGGCAAGAGCAGCAAGGCGCTGATCAGCGAGACCCTCGAGGGCGGGCCTTCCGAGTTCGCCGGCGCGCGCAACTACGTGGAGACCAGCATCGATACCAGCCAGGGCGGCCTGTCCGCCTCGCTGCAGAAGCTCTTCATCGCGCCGTTGCAGTACAGCTGGGACAGCCTGCGCGGGCCGGCCGGCGAACAGATCGCCCAGGCCTGGACGCAGCAGATCGCACGGCCCTGGAACCAGGTGCTGGCGCACCGCTACCCGATTGCCCCGGGCAGCGCCAATGAGGCCTCGGTCAAGGACCTGCAGCGTTTCGTCGACCCACAGACCGGCCTGCTGCCGGCCTTCAAGCGCAACGAGATCGGCAACCTCTCCGGCGGCGAAGGCCTGGGCATGGGCAACGGTCAGCAGGCGCCGCTGGTGGACCCGCACATGGTCAGTGGCATCGACCGCGCCAGTTCGCTGGGCGAGGTGATTGCCAGCCTGTCCGACCGCGACAACGGTTTCGAGGTGATGCTCGAACCTTCCGGCGCCTTCACCGACATCGTCTTCACCCTGGACGGCCAGGAGCAGCACTACCGCAACGGCCGCAGCAACTGGAGCCGCTTCGCCTGGCCGGGCAGCACCAGCACCCCGGGCGCGCGCCTGGACGTGGTGACCCTCTCCGGCCAGCGCCTGACGGTATTCGACTACCCCGGCCGCTGGGGCCTGCTGAAGATGAGCGAGAGCGCCCGCGTGAGCAACGTCGACGAGGTGCAGCAGCGCTTCACCTGGAGCACCGGCGCCGGCAATGTCAGCCTGCTGGTGCGCAACTATGGCGGGGTGAAGATGACCGACCTGGCCAACGTCAAGACGCTCGGCTCGCTGGGCCAGGCGGGACGCCTGTGAGGGCCTTGGCCATGGCAGGCGAGGGCGCGCGCCCATGATCGGTTGTTTCGGCAAGCTGCCCGCGGCGGCCGATTTCGTCAGCCTGCACGGCGCAGCGGAAGAGGTGCGCGAGTTCGACGCCTGGCTGCAGGCCGGCCTCGGTCGTCTGCAGGGCATGGAGGACTGGCGCGAGCGCTTCGACCGCCTGCCGTTGTGCCACTTCTGCTTCCGCGCACGCTCCGGCAACTGGCTGTTCGGTGGTCTGGCCAGCTCGCGCGATGCCAGCGGCCGGCGCTATCCGTTCCTGGTCTTCCAGGGCATCCGCGGCAGCCACGCCCAGGGCTTCGTCGCCCCGCACACCCTGGGCGAACTGTTCGCCGGCCAGGTCACGCCCCTCCTCAACCAGGCGCGCCAAGGTGTGGAGGCGCAGCACCTGTTCGCCCGCATCGAGACGTTGCGTCCCTGGGGTGAGCAGGACCTGGCGCTGTACCGGCGGGTCCACGAGAAATTCCTTGCCGACTTCAATCTGCGCGACATCTCCGCCGCGCTGGCCAACACCTACCCGGAATTCGTCGCCAGCGCGCTGCTGCACCGCCTGCACGCCCTGCGCGAACCCCTGGCCGAGGGCCGCCCGCTGGTGCTGCGCCTGCCGCTGCCGGCCGAGCGCTGGCTCAAGCGCCCGGTGGCCGACCTCTGGTGCACCTGGCTGGCGCGCTTCGCCGGCGGAGCCATTCCCGTGGCCAGCCTGCTGGTCGACGACTTCATGCGTCCGGCGCTGCTGTGCTTCACCGGCCGCGGCGAAGACGCCCTGTACCGCCTGCTCACCGGAGTGGCCGGGCGCGAGGAGCGCTACGACCTGCTCGAGAGCTTCGCCGACTTCAACGAACACCACCGAGCCCTGGAGCTGCCCGACGAGGGCCTGGCGCTGCGCGACTACCTGGCGCGCTTCGCACCGGCCGAGGAGGCGCAACTGGTATGAACAGAATCCGCTACTACTTCCTCAAGTACCAACCCTACATCCTCGGCCTGGCCTTCTTCCTGGCCATCTTCCTGGTCTGGCGCCTGGGCCTGTTGCTGGGCTTCGCCTCGCTGCCCAGCCTGCTTGCCGGCATCGCCCTGTTCCTGCTGCTTTCGGCGCTCTACGTACTGCTGCTGTACCGTGGCGCGGCGACGCCGTCCCATGACCTGGAAGCATTGCTGCGCGACGACGCCGACCAGGCCGTGCTGGCGGCCAGCCCGCAGGACCGCGAGGAGATCGGCCTGCTGCGCGAACGTCTGTTGCAGAGCCTCGAACGCCTTGGCGCCAAGGGGCGCGGCCGACGCAGCCGCGACGCCCTCTACGCCTTGCCCTGGTACCTGGTGATCGGCCAGCCGGCGGCGGGCAAGAGCAGCATGCTGGCGCAGTCCGGGTTGAATTTCCCCTATGCCGACCGCGAGGGCGTGCGCGTCGCCGGCCTGGGCGGCACGCGCAACTGCGACTGGTTCTTCGCCGCCGAGGCGGTGCTGCTGGATACCGCCGGACGCTACATGCATAACCCCGAGGAGGCCGGCAAGTGGCGCGGCTTCCTCGCCCTGCTGCGCAAGTATCGCCAGCGCCGGCCGCTGAACGGCCTGATCGTGACGGTGAGCATCGAGGACCTGCTGCAGGGCGGCGACGATGACCGCGAGCAACTGGCCAAGCGTCTGCGCGAACGCATCCAGGAAGCACACCAGCTGCTGGAGGCGCGTCTGCCGATCTACCTGGTGTTCACCAAGTGCGACCTGCTGCCCGGCTTCAGCGAGTTCCACCAGTGCCTGGACCCGACGCGCCGTGAAGAGGTGATGGGCAAGACCTTCAATCACCAGGGATTCGAGCAGTCCGACTGGGGCCGGCGCTTCGACGACGCCATGGCGGCGCTGGTGCAGTACTGGAAGCAGGTGGCGCACCAGCAACTGGTGGAGCAGGACATCCGCGTCACCCGGGAGGACCCGTCGGTATATCGGCTGCCGCTGGAGCTGGAAGCGCTGCGTCCGCGCCTGCAGGCCTTCGTCGCCACGCTGCTGCGCGCCAACCCCTACCAGAGCGCCGAGCTGTTGCGTGGTTTCTATTTCACCTCGGCACTGGACAGCAGCGAGCCGCGCCACGGCGTGCATGCCTGCGCGGTCAGCGCGCGCTTCTCCCTGCAGGCCGACGGCGAGCCCGGTGGCGCCACGGCACGGCCGCAGTCGCTGTTCATCCCGAGCCTGTTCCACAAGGTCATCATTCCCGACCAGCACCTGGTGGCGCTGTACACCAGCAACCGCCGCGAACGTCGGCGCAAGGCCATCGGCGTCGGCCTGGCCGCGTCGCTCGCGGCGCTGCTGTGCGGCGCCTGGGGCTGGTCGTTCTGGAACAACCATGCCCAGTTGCGCGACATCGGCAGCGAGCTGGCCAGCGCCGCCGAGGCCGACCGCAACGAGGCGGGACGCTTCACTCAGTGGCGCAGTCTGGACGGCCTGCGCCAGTGGACCGCGCACTACTTCGGCTGGCACCACGACGACGGCGTGCCGCTGTCCATGCGCCTGGGGCTGTACCAGGGCCATGCCGTGGAGCCGCTGCTGCGCGAACGCTACTTCGCCCGCCTGGAAAGCGTGATGCTCGAGCCCACCGCGCAGAACCTGACGCGCACCCTGTACTTGCTCACCGGCATCAAGGTCTATCAGCGCAATGCCCGCGAACTGGCCCCGGTCAGTGGTGTCGACAGCGTCGAACCGCGCGCGCTGCCGACGGACAACCGCGCCCAGTCGATCGCCGATTTCGGCGAGGCGGCGCTGGACACCTATGTGATGCTGTCGCGCTCCCAGCGCGAGAAGGCCGACCCGGCCTTCCTCAAGGCGCACCTGCCCGACTACTGGTACCCGGCGATCGCCGCGCACGTCGGCGGCAGTGACCGCGAAGCCCCCGACTATCAATACGCCAGCCGGCAGATCGACTTCTACGCCGAGCAGATCCGCCAGCCGGACGTGCCGCGCATCCTCGACAACGCTTTCCTGGTGTCCAGCTCGCGCAACTACATCAACAGCCTGCGTTCGCAGTCGCTGCGCGCCATCGAGACCATCACCCTGGAGTCCGACACGCTGTTCGCTTTCGCCCGCGCCGACTTCCAGAGCCTCAAGGCCGGCGGCCAGCGGCAGCTCAACGCCATCGCCGGCAAGCTCCTGAGTACACCCAACGTGGGCAAGATCGTGATCGCCGGGCATGCCGACCAGCTGGGCGATCCGGTTTCCAACGAGAAGGTCTCGCTGCAGCGTGCCCAGACCATCAAGACCTACCTGGCCGGCAAGGGCGTGCCCGGGGAGCTCATGGAAGCGGTGGGCGAGGGCAGCGCCAAGCCGCTGGTGAAGTGCGACATGCAGCTGCCGCGGGCGCGCCTGATCGAGTGTCTTGAACCCAACCGCCGCGTGGAGATCGAGGTCCGTGCGCTCAACTGAGCCGGGCCGCCGACGCGGGCGGGAAGCAATACCGATGGCCATGCCGGCAGGCATGGCCGCGGTGCCGACGGAGCCTCTCTACGGATAGGGGTTTCAACGTAGGGCGACGATCTGAGCAGTTCGATGGAAGCCCGACTCACTTAAATATGGAGATATGCGACATGGCATTTGATGCTTTCCTGAAGATCGACGGCATTCCGGGGGAGGCCCTGGACGACAAGCACAAGGACTGGATCGAGGTGCTCGGCTACAACTACGGCGCCACCCAGGCCACCTCGGCCACCGCCAGCTCCGCCGGCGGCGCCTCCTCCGAGCGCGTCAACCTGAGCGACTTCACCGTGCGCAAGTTCGTCGACAAGGCCTCGGCCAAGCTCTTCGAAGCCTGCTGCAAGGGCCAGCACCTGAAGCAGGTGGTGCTGAACGTCAACCGCGCCGGCGGTGACAAGGTCACCTACTACCAGATCACCCTGGAAGAAGTGGTGGTGTCCTCGATCAACCACACCGGCGCCGCCAACGACGCCGAATCCGGCGATCTGCCGACCGAAGTGGTGACCTTCAACTTCGCTCGCATCAAGACCACCTACACCCAGCAGAAACGCGCCGATGGCGCGGGCGGCGGCAACGTCGCCGGCGGCTGGGACCGTTCGATGAACAAGGTCTATTCCTGATAGGACTGGCCTGCAATGTGCCTCTCGGCGGCTTCGGCCGCCGGGAGGTCTCGGTCTTCTGCGTTGCTCTGTAGGCGCTCCCGAGGAGGGCATATGAGTTGTTATCGCAACAGGCAGATCAATGTCGTGTGGCACCAGCATCGCAGATGCACTATGGGTTGCCAGGAGCCAATTTCATATTTATGGGAACTGGCTTGAAAAAGAGCTTGTCAAGAATCCTTAGTTCCTCAGAAGGGTAAGCTGGTGGCAATTGGTGAAGTGTTCGCAACACTTTTCATTTTGGCTTTTTTGATCTGGGGAGGCGGTCAACTTTATGACCTTATACAGATCAAGCGAGGTGTGTTTCCCAAACCTTCTGAAACGACTCTGGCAGATATAAAGCGGCTTCGTGATCAGGGCTACATGGGCATCGCCATCAAGCGCTTCCAGCTGTTGCCGGAAAACAAGGGGTTGTACACCGAGAAAGGGGCGCGGAAAAAGGTCGAGGAGTTGTAGGTCAGCCGATGCGTCATTCGAACCAACCTGCTGCCGGAGTCTGGAATGAAAAATGTGGGTTTCCTCTTGCTGGCGTTGTCAGTGGCCTGCGGCGCTCATTTATTCTTCAACCTGGCGGGCGAGTATGCCTTCCTGATCCTGCTGCTCATCAGCATCGCCGCCCTGCTTGGCAACGGCCGCAGACCACGCTTCGGTCGGCGCGACACCTCACCGGATTGAGATATCACGCACCATGATGCCATTACCCCCTTCACTATCCCTCGATCTCCTGGCCGCCCCCATCGATGGCGGTGCCGGCGAGGACCTGAGCTTTTCCGAGCTGTTCGACCAGATCAAGGAAGCGCGCCGCGCCGACCCGCAGTATCTGTCCCAGGGCGACTGGCAGACCGACCTCAAGCAGGCGGATTGGGAGCAGGTCATCGAGTTGGCCGGGGACGGCATCGCGCGCCGCAGCAAGGACCTGATGCTGGTCGCCTGGCTGGCCGAGGGCCTGGCCCGGCGCCATGGCTTCGCCGGCATGCAGCACGGCCTGGCGCTGGCCACGCGGTTGCTGGAGGAGTATTGGGACAATCTTTTCCCTGAACTGGAAGAAGGTATCGAGCAGCGCGCCATGCGCCTGGGTTGGCTCGACAGCACACTGGCCGAGGTGGCCAGCCAACTGCCGCTGACCCAGGGCCAGGAATACAGCCTGCTGAGCTACGAAGAGTCGCGGCAGGTGGAGAACCTGGCCCGACAGAACGCCGATGCCGCCAGCGCCGCGCTGGACGACGGCAAGATCAATGCGGAAATCTTCCAGCGCTCCGTGGTGCTGACCGACACCACGCACCTGCAGGCCCAGCATGCCCAGGTCAGCGCCTGCCTCGTCGCCTTGCAGGGGCTCGGCGCCAGGGCCGACAGCCTGTTCGGCCGGGAAGCGCCTTCCTTCCGCAACCTCGACGACGTGCTGCACCGCTGCCAGCAACTGCTGGAGCGCCTGCTCAAGGAGCGCAACGTGGACATCAGCGCCAATTCCGCCCCGCAGGCCGAACCCGAAGCCGCGCCGGCCAACCGGCCCGCGCCCGCCGAGGCGCCGGCTTCCACCGTCCCGGCCATCAACGGCATGCCGCGCAGCCGCGAGGAGGCCCTGGCGCTGCTGGGCAACGTCGCCCAGTACTTCCGCCAGCACGAGCCGCACAGTCCGATCCCCTACCTGGTGGAGCGTGCCATCAAGTGGGGCGGCATGCCCCTGGATGCCTGGTTGCGCGACGTGATCAAGGATGGCGGCGTGATCGACAGCATCCGCGACACCCTGGGTACCCAGGAGTCCTGAATCCCGACACCGCACGGCCGGGCTGGAGGGAGTCCTCGACCGTCCGTCCGCCGGGGTGGCCGGCGCAATGCCGGCACTGCGGGGCCCGCGCCTGCTCCTATGCGCAGCCCGCCCCCCACCGGTCGCGAACGGTTCGCTTCTCTTGTAAGATCAACAGTTTGGATTGGCAGGGCGCGGCCCAGGTTGCCAATCGCAAGTCAGTTGAGATTCACTGCCTGGCGGATCGCAGAGGGAGCTGAATCCTGATTCCGCCTGCCACCCCGGTCGTTTGCCGCCGAAGTGCCCTGCCACTGCGGCGCGGGCCGGTGGCGCGTGCATCCCGAGCATAGTCCGAGCCCGCCGTGGCGAACCCGGTTGCGGGCGCGGCGTGCGTTTTCCCGGCGCAGAACCCGGACAGATACAGCGGTATTGAAAAAGGCCAAGTCATGAGCGACATCCGTAATCCCAAGCACCAGGCCCTGGTCGCCAAGCTGCGCGAGATCTTCCAGATCGACCGCCCGGAGCTGGACTTCGGCGTCTACCGCATCCTCAATGCCCGCGCCGGCGAGATCAACGACTACCTGGAGCGGCGCCTGCCGCGCAAGATCCAGGAGCACCTGGCGGGGAGCGATGGCGCCGAGCACGAGAACGCCGTCTTCAGCCACCTGCTGACCTTCTTCAGCCGTTACTACAACAACGGCGACTTCGTCAGCCAGCGCCGCTACAAGGGGGACACCTACGCCATCCCCTACGCCGGCGAGGAAGTCATGCTGCACTGGGCCAACAAGGACCAGTACTACACCAAGAGCGGCGAGAACTTCGCCAACTACAGCTTCCGCCTGGAAGACGGCCGCGCCGTGCACTTCCGCCTGGTGGCCGCCGACACCGCCAAGGACAACCGCAAGGACAACGACAAGGAACGCCGCTTCGCGCTGATCGAGCCGATGACGCTGAGCCGCACCGACGAGCACGGCCACGAATACGACGAAGCGCTGCTGCCCATCGAGGAGGGCGACGGCGCCGACGGCCAGCCGCTGCTGACGCTGCGCTTCGAATACCGGCCGGTGGCCAAGGGCACCAAGCAGGAGACGCTGATCGGCAAGGCCGTCGAGACCGTGCTGGGCGACGCGGCGGTCAAGGCGCGCTGGGCCGAGCTGGCCAGGCGCGAGCCGACCGAGAAGAACCCGCAGCGCACGCTGCTGGAGAAGACCCTCAGCGACTACGCCAGCAAGAACACCGCCGACTACTTCATCCACAAGGACCTCGGGCGTTTCCTGCGCGGCGAGCTGGACTTCTACATCAAGAACGAAGTCCTGCACCTGGACGACCTGCAGAACGCCACGGCCATCGCCGATATCGACAAGAGCCTGCGCATGACGCAGTGCCTGCGGGCCATCGCCCGGGAGCTGATCGACTTCCTGGCGCAACTGGAGGAGTTCCAGAAGAAGCTCTGGCTGAAGAAGAAGTTCGTGGTCTCCAGCCATTACTGCATCACCCTGGACCGGGTGCCGGAAGCGCTGTACCCGGCCATCGTCGGCAACTCCCGGCAGTGGGAGCAGTGGCGCCAGCTGGGGCTCTGGACGGGCGCGGCGAACGGCACCGAGCAGGACCTGCGCAACGCCCCCTTCCGGATGCTCGACACCAGCCTCTACGACGCCGCCTTCAAGGCGCGGTTGCTGGCCTCCATTGCCGACCTGGACGGCAGCGTCAACGGCACCTTCGTCCACAGCGACAACTTCCAGGCCCTGAGCTTCCTGCAGGAGCGCTACCGCGAGCAGGTCAAGTACATCTATATAGACCCGCCCTACAACACCAACTCCACGCCCATCCTCTACAAGAACGAGTACAAGCACTCGTCCTGGATGAGCCTGATGCAGGACCGCCTGATCAAGGGTATGAGCCTGCTGCGCTTCGACGGCGTGAAGACGGTGGCGATCGACGACTCCGAGATGGTCAACCTGTCCAAGGTGATGGAGCAGGTGGCGCCGGAGCACACGCTGTCGCGGGTCACCGTGGTGCACAACCCCAAGGGCTCGATCACCCGCAACTTCAACCGTACCCACGAGTACGCGCTGTTCCTCACCCGCGACGGGTTGTCGAGCATCGCCAGGACCCTGGAAGAGAACGGCACCCCGCGCAAGATGCGGCGCTGGGGCGAGAATTCCCGGCGCATCGACCGGCGGCCGTCGTTCTACCCGATCTACGTGCTGGACGGCCGCGTGGTCGACGTCGGCACGGTGCCGGACGACGATTTCCACCCGGCCGGCAGGAACGTCCTGCTGGCCGATGGGCGCATCGAGGTGTGGCCGATCGACCAGGACGGCGTCGAGCGGCGCTGGAACTTCGGCCTCGACTCCATCCGCCAGAACCTGGAGCGCGTCGCGGCGCTCAAGGTCGGCGACGACTGGGACCTGTTCGTCACCCATGAACAGACCGTGCCCAAGACCGTCTGGAGCGGCGGCGAGTTCGACGCCGGCAAGTACGGCAACAGCCTGCTCATCGACATGCTCGGCGAGAAACGCTTCGACTTCCCGAAGTCGATCCACCTGGTGAAGAAGTGCATCTCCCTGGCGGTCCAGGCCGACGAGCAGGCCCTGGTGCTCGACTACTTCGGCGGCAGCGGCACCACCGCCCATGCGGTGATCGAGCTGCGGCGCGAGGCCCAGGCCGCCGGCCTGGAGCCCAAGCTCGGCTTCATCCTGGTGGAGCAGGGCGAGTACTTCGAAACCGTGACCAAGCCGCGGGCGATCAAGGCCATCTACTCCGCGCAATGGAAGGATGGCGAGCCCACGGCGCCGCAGACCGGCCTGTCCGGCTGCTTCAAGGTGCTCAAGCTGGAGAGCTACGAGGACGCCCTGAACAACATCCAGCTGGCCCGGCCGCCGGCGGTGGGCGACCTGTTCGGCTTCCTCCCGGACCACGCGCGGGACGACTACCTGCTGCGCTACATGCTGAACGTGGAGAGCCGCGCCTCGTTGCTGTCGATCGGCGATTTCCGCAAGCCGTTCGACTACGCCATGGACATCGCGGTGGACTCCGCCGGCGCCTTCGAGCGGCGCCCGGTGGACCTGGTCGAGACCTTCAACTACCTCCTCGGCCTGCGCGTCGGCCAGGTGGATGCGCAGCTGGAGCGGGGCTTCGTCAAGGTCACCGGCACGCTGCCGGGCGGGGAAAGCTGCCTGGTGCTCTGGCGTGACTGCGAGGTCCTCGACTACGAGGGCATCAGCCGGCTCTGCGAGGAGCTGGCGATCGACCCGGCGAACAGCCGCTTCGACGTCATCTACCTCAACGGCGACCACAACATTCCCTCGGTGCTCACCCAGACCGCGGCGCAGGGCGGCGCCACCCGCGAGCTCAAGCTGCGCCAGATCGAGCCGGAATTCCTCGAACGCATGTTCGCCGTGGAGGCGCTCTGATGGCGCGAGCACCACGGGGCGCGGCCGGCAAGCGCAGCTTCCACCAGGAACTGGTGCTCAACCGCTGGATGCTGGGCTTCTTCAAGGGCGGCAGCCTGGGGGCGCTGAAGCTGCGCCTGGGCGACGACCGCCACGAAGGCATCGACGACGATGGCCAGACGCTGTTCTTCCACGAGCTCGCTGGCAACCTCTTCGAGCCGCAGCGCATCGGCGAGGCGGAGCTGCGCCGCTACGACCTGAACATCGTCGCGCACTGGCAGCGCATCACCGCCCAGCGCAACAAGCGCGAAGGCCACGAACTGCAGATGAAGTACTTCCAGTACCTGTCGCTGCTGTTCAGCGAGATCTACCTGGACTGGTACTTCAACCGCCGCGAAGCGCTGCTCGATGGCCTGAACGAAACCCTGGCGGCCTACCGCGGGGAGGCCGGCGCCGACCCGTTCCGCGACTTCGACGCCGACGACCTGAACAAGATCGCCTTCTGGAACGCCACCGGCAGCGGCAAGACGCTGCTGCTGCACGTCAACATCCTGCAGTACCTGCACTACTTCCAGGCCGGCAATGGCGAGCGCTACCCGAGCAAGGTCATCCTGCTGACACCTAACGAGGGCCTGTCGCGCCAGCACCTGGAAGAGCTGCACCTGTCCGGCTTCGGCTTCGCCCAGTTCTTCAACAAGAGCCAGACGCCGCCGCGCGGCACCATCGAGATCATCGACATCAACAAGCTCGGCGACGAGATGGGCGACAAGACCGTGGCGGTGGAAGCCTTCGAAGGCAACAACCTGGTGCTGGTGGACGAAGGCCACCGCGGCACCGGGACGGCCGCGGGGGCCTGGATGAGCCGGCGCGACGCCTTGGTGCGCGGTGGTTTCGCCTTCGAGTATTCGGCCACCTTCGGCCAGGCGGTGGCCAAGGGGCTGACCGTCAACGCGGCTGAGGAAGAGCTGAAGAAGAAGCGCGCGAAGATGCTGTTCCAGACCGCCAGCCTGAAGAAGCTGGACGAGGACCAGTTGGCGCAGTTGGCGCTGACCGCGGAAGAGCTGCGCCAGGCGCGCATCACCGCGACCCGCGAGGTCTATGCCAAGTGCATCCTCTTCGACTACTCGTACAAGTTCTTCTACGAGGATGGCTACGGCAAGGACTCGCTGATCCTCAACATGAACGGCGAGGCCTACGCCGAGGGCGACAACGCCTACAAGTATTTCGCCGCCTGCCTGCTGGCCTTCTATCAGCAGACCTGGCTGTGGAGCCGTCATCGCGAGCAGCTGCAGGACTTCAACATCGAGAAACCGCTCTGGGTGTTCGTCGGCAACAAGGTGGCGGACGAAGACTCCGACATTCTCGAGGTGGTGACCTTCCTCGCCGAGTTCCTCAACCGCGAGGCGCAGATCAAGGCCTGGCTGGCGGACCTGGTGAATGACAAGGCGCAGCTGCTGGACGCCAAGGGCAACAACATCTTCCAGGGGCGCTTCGCGCCGCTGCTGGGCTATGGCGACAGGATCGACGAACTGTACGCCGATATCCTCCAGCGGGTGTTCAACGCCCCGTCCCGCCAGCGCCTGAAGCTGGTCAACATCCGCAGCAGCAAGGGCGAACTGGCCCTGCGGGTGGGCGATGGCGAGCCCTTCGCGCTGATCAACATCGGCGACGACTCCGCCTTCTTCCGCCAGGCCGAGGCCTGCGCGGCCTTCGACAGCGAGGCGGACGACTTCACTGGCGCGCTCTTCGGCACCCTGAACCATAAGGACAGCCGGCTGAACGTGCTGATCGGCTCGCGCAAGTTCACCGAGGGCTGGAGCAGCTGGCGGGTTTCCACCATGGGCCTGCTCAACATGGGGCAGGGCGAGGGTTCGCAGATCATCCAGCTGTTCGGCCGCGGCGTGCGGCTGAAGGGCGAGGGTTTCTCGCTCAAGCGCACCAGCCCCCAGGAACGCCCCAAGGGCCTGCACCTGGACAAGCTGGAAACCCTGAACATCTTCGGCGTACGCGCCAACTACATTGCGGCCTTCAAGGACTACCTGAAGGAAGAGGGGATCACCCCCAGCGACGAACTGATCGAGCTGGAGCTCCCTACCCGGGCGAACCTGCCGCAGGGCAAGCTGAGGACCCTGGCGCTCAAGGACGGCTACAAGGACAACCAGCAGAAGGGCTTCAAGCGCACCCACTTCCCCTGGCTGTACGAAGTGCCCGCGGCGTTCGCCGGCAAGGTCAAGCTGCCCCATGTGACGCTGGACCTGTATCCGCGCATCGAGGCGCTGAGCACCACGAAGGCGGCGGGCTCCGTGGCGCAGGCGCGCAACCGCGCCAAGCTCAACCCGGCGCTGTTCGGCCTGTTCGACTGGGACCGCATCTATGTCGAACTGCAGGACTGCAAGCTGCAGCGGGGCTGGAGCAACCTGCGCCTGGACCGGCAGAAGCTGATGGACTTCTGCCAGGGGCCGGCCGACTGGTACACGCTGCTGATCCCGGCCAGCGAGCTGGCGATCACCGGCTATGCCGACGTCCGCAAGCAGGAAGACATACTGGTCCGCCTGCTGGTCGACTACACCGAGCGCTTCTACAAGGCGCTGAAGAGCGGCTACGAAGGCCAGTTCTACGACGTGGTCCAGCTGGATGCGGGGCACGGCTCGATGCTCAAGGGCTACCGCTTCGAGATCGAGGGCAGCGAGCAGGGCCTGGAGTATTTCCGCAAGCTGGAGGAGCTGAAGGCGCTGGTGGCGGAAGG